TTGGTAGGAGTAATTGGTATAACAATTAGTTTATTTTTATTTGTTTTTGTGGAAGATGGGGCAATCCAAGTAATAGACGTTTCTGTTTTTGAGATGCATGAAACCTGTTTGTCTCCCCAAAACTCAGCAAGCCATTTATGCCATCCAAGAAGATCTGATGCTGCATAGCGACTCATAATTCCAAACTCAAACATACCATCTTCAAAATTTCTATTATTATCGTCGAATCCAAGCGATACATGTTGCATTTCATGAATCCACCACATTGGGTGTACAAAATTTGATGCACGATAAAATGATGAAACATTATATGGTGGGAAAATAGACGCACTAACAGATCCTTCGTCTGTATTTATTTGCATTAAGCCTGCCTGTTGAACAATTCCACCAGGAGATCCTGCTGGCAAAACAATAATAACAAAATCTGCAGAAGAAAAATCAATGTACTTATCTACAGCAGAGACAAGGTCTTTGTTAAATCTTAAAGCATTTTCATGCGTTCTTTCATGAATAAGATTATACTCAGATATATTCTTGTCAAACTCTAAGTATTCTTTTGGAACGTTGAACTTAACAGATGATCCATTATCTGAAGAACCTTTTACCCATTCTGAAACAAAGTCAAAGTACTTGCTATAGTCATCTAATGGAGATTTTCCATTTCGTGGAGCATCTTTTGTGTAAATTGGAATTACTTGAAAAACAGAATTTGGTCCAGGATGCTTTGTTTTATCCCAATAAGATTTTTGATCTGCAGTTGGGAAAGCAAGTGTGTTTTGTTTTTGTTTATTATTTTTAATTTTACATTCTTCAATATTTACCAAAGACTCTGACTGGCTTACAGTTGGTTCAGTTTTTAAAAAATCTACTGGAACTCTAAGAGGCCCTGAACATGCTTGTTGATTTTTAAACCATGACTCAAACTCTTTCCATTCTTGTGGCGTAAGCGGGTCAATGTCACATGGCGTCTTAAAGTATTTTAAAGAAACGCTCTCTACTGGTGTAGGCGTAGGGTTAGGCACTGGTGCTGGTGTTGGGGTTGGCTTAACAACAGGTGATTTTTTTACAGCCCATCTATAAACTTTTCCATTTTTTAAACATATTGTATTGTTTTTAACTTTATTTAAGTTAGACTTAGAGCATGACTTATTAGTAAACTCATACTCTTGAATATTTTTTTGAATAGGCTTTACTTCAACTGGTGCTTGGGTTGGTGCAAGCAAAGACGCAACTGTTACTGTAGATACACAAACTATACACATTTAAATTACTGCTCCTTTATTTTAAATACTACCTGGCAAGGATCTCCGCCAGACTCCCACTCTTCTTGCTCTTCATCACTCATGTATGGATCTCCATCATGAGTATTACAGAAAGGCTCTGTTATCCATCCACGATCAATTCCATTATTTAGCCAGATTTCAAATTCATCATAATCTAACTCATTCGCTTGAATACCTTTTAGGATCTCATCAAATTCTTCGCTCATATATAAAGTATATCTCTAAATTCTGACAATGTCAAATGACTATCTAATAGTCTTGCTATCATTAAGATTATCACTTATTTTTTTCTAAATATTTTTTATAAATAAAATCAGCCCAGTACTGATGAAATGGCTCCCCAATATGGTCATTGTCGTCTGCAAGGAATTTTGCATTATCGTTTTCATATAAGTATTTTTTAACAAAACTATTTACATCTGACAATTCATATTGATAGAATGTATTAAAATTATTTATTTTACTATTTTCTATTCCTAAATATTTTTCGTTTTCACAAGGTGCCCAAGAAAAAGAATATAACTTTATACTATTGCTTTTGCAGTATAGGTCTAACATCAAGTAATACTGATACGCTAATAAATTTAAAACTTTATCATCTGTTCTAGTTAAAAATGAAAATTTAATAATATTTTTATTATTTATAGAATAAAATCTTGTAAAATCTGGCATATTTAAAAATATTACATCTGGATTTTTATATGTTTTACAATATTTAAAAATTAAAGAAATGCATTCCATTATTGAAGATCCACTAGAACCAATATTAAAATATCCAGATGTAGTGTTGTTTGTTTTTATTTGATCATACACAATCTTTGACCAAACTTTATCGTAAGGCATTCCATTCCCAAAGGTATAAGAACAACCTGAAAATAAAATATGCAATCCTTCATGGTCATTTTTAAAACTATCAGATCTAAAATAATTTGAATTTAATTCATTTATATAAAAATTAGGATTTGTTTTTTTAAATAGTTCATCCCAATTGCTTATACTTAATGTTTTATTTCTTGCAATTGGAACATCTGAAAAAAAATATAAATCATTATCTGGGTCCGCATTTGTTATATCTGGGAACATAAAAGGACCCAAAAAAGATTCTTGAAAGTTATCCATTTAATAAATTAGCATTCTTTTTTTAATCTTTTTTTTATTTTTTTTTAATTGAATAATAATTTTTATTTTTTTAATTATTTTCTTCATATACTCACTACGTCAACTGGACCCATGCAAGATGGATTAAATTTAATTGCAGAATTGACTGCTTGGACCACTCTGTTCCTTGCATTTTTCTGTTTATCTGTTGCATATAAAACCCCATAAGCATACTCTGCTCCTGAGCCCATGGCAAGATATGGAAGTGTGTACTTAGATAAAGACATATCAGCAGAACTGTGCTCATAGATTTGACCACGAACTGCAATGATTAAACCAAGGTCTCCGTCTTTAGATGTATCAACCCAAAACTCATTATAAAATTCTTTTAGTTCTTTAATAAATCTAGTCTGCATAAACTTATCTGTATCTTTAATATTTGGCGGAGTTGGCTTAAAGTTATAGCGGATTCTTTCTCCGTCCATTGCTCCAGCATACCCAATAAGATAAGGACCTATCTTCCAAACCTTTGGTGCTTCAAGTGCTAAAATAGTACCATCATCTGATGCTCCACGATCTCCTGCCATATAAATTTTATCTTCATGTCGAACAACAGCAATACAAGTCATGGCAAAAGCCCTCTCCAGATAGGTTATACTCAAGTATACCATTGCCCAGAGAGGGCTGTCAAGCAAGGTTAATAATGATTAATTAGCCTTTTTGTCTACAGATTTAAAGGCGTCATTTATTTCTGCCAATGATAGCCTTCCATCGTCCAAAAAAGCCCTTGCCAGTCTTTCAATAACTGTTGCTACTCCTAAGAGTCCTGCAAGCATAACTGCCTGAACCGTGTCAATTCCTACTACGGCTCCTGCTCCCAAGACTGATAGTCCTGATGCTGCAAATACCGCAAGAATTCTCATCAGAATATTTGTTATTGCTTTCTGTGGGTGCTCCTGCTTTGGGGGTTCTACTACTTTTTTAATTGCCATTTTATTTCTCCTTTCTTAGCGGGATTGTAATTAGCCAAATAATTGTTGTTGCAAGCACTGCAATACCAACAATGTCTCTTGCTGATCCCGTCAAAGTTAGCCATGCGATAAAGAAGCCAAGGAGGGTGAATGCCTGTGCGATTAATTCCATTCCTGCGTCTTTAAACCATTTAGTTAATCCCTTGAGTGCTTTACCCACAAGACTAACTGCTTTGTTGATTATTTTCATTTGTTCCTCCTTATGACTGCCCCTGCAATTTGTGATACGATGATCACTGGGACAATTACTTCTTGCGCTTTCTCTCTCTGATCGTCTGTCATATCCATACCTAACTCAGAGAAATTAGATAGGAGTTCTGTAACATCCACTTCAAATACTGCTGCAAGTGGGTCTGCTAAGAATGCTTCTGTTTGTACTTCTGTTACTGCATCCGCTAATGTAAATGGCATTGGGGTTTCTCCCGCCTCTGCTTCTCTATCTGAAAACTCAACAAATGCTTCTGCAAGTGCTGGGTTAGATTTCATCTGCTGTGCAATCTGTGCAACTTCTGAAGGCTTAATACCAAGGTCTTGTGCAACCTCAGCCTTTGCTTCTTGAGTCAATGCTCTAAGTGTTTGGCTAACTGCTGTTACTTGTTCAGGGGAAAGAGTAACTAACTTATTATCACTGCTTGTAAGGTTAGCAATAACATTAGATAGATCTTCTTCTGTTCCAGTTCCTTTTTCAGGAACAAGGGCTGCTAATACCTCATCTTCAATTACTACATCTGGTTCAGTCCAAGGGTTTTCTTCTGGCTTTGGCTCTGGGCCAGGTTCTGGTGAAGGTTCTGGAGCAGGCTCTTCAGTTGTCTCTGGGGTAGGTTCTGGAGAAGGCTCAGGTGTTGGTGGTTCCTCTGGGGTAGGCTCTGGTGTAGGCTCCTCTGCAGGGTCCACTGTAGGCTCTGGAGAAGGCTCTGGTGTAGGAGGCTCTTCTGCCGTAGGTTCAGGGCTTGGTTCTGGCGTAGGAGGCTCTTCTGGTGTTGGTTCTGGACTTGGCTCAGGAGTAGGTGGCTCTTCAGCAGTTGGCTCTGGGCTTGGTTCTGGGCTAGGCTGATTGGCTGCAGCGTTGGCTGCTGCCTGTGCAATAGCAGACTGAATTTCTCTTTGTGATTGCTCATCATAGTAACGCCATGCATCATCAATTGCGCTGTTGACATTATTAATTGCTTGATTATATGCGCTAATAGCATTGTTTTTATTTTGCAATGCCGTTGCAACATTTAAAACTGCGTTGTTATATTCATTTGTTTTATTAGTTAGTGTTTGATTGTAACCATTAAGTGTTGATACTGCTTGGTTATAAACATTTAATTTATCATTATATACATCTTGGGCTAAGTTTTTTGCAGAAAGGGCATTGTTGTATTCGTTGGTTTGTTCTTGGGTTGCTCCAGATCCATGAGAAAATGTATTTAGATTACAACTAAAGTTTTGTCCCCATACTCTTGGGCTTCCAGAATAGTCACATCCTGCACCAGTCCATCCTCCAGGAATACCCCAACCAAGATTATAGGAACCTACTCCTCCGCCGTTATACCACCAAATTTCTACATCAAAAACCTTGTCACTTGTTACATCATATACTGGAGAATAATCACTCCAAGTTGCTCCTTGCTCTACCCAGTTATCTATGGCCAATGATCCATCAATATACATTCTAAAACCATCATCTGTATATCCTGCAAAGTATGCTTGCGTAAACCATGATGGAACAGTTATCTGTCCAGTAAATTTAACTATAAAGTTTTCATATCTATTACCACAAACTGGGCGAGTCATATAGTTTCCATTTAGTGTTCCACTACATAAGAATTCATCTGTGGCTGCAAGTCCATTAACTCTAATTAGACTATAAACATCGTATGCCAAACCAGCAGAACCAGCACTGTCTAATGCTTGCTGAGCGTTTGAAAGATTAATGTTGGCTACTCCAAGTGCATCGTAGGCATCATTCTTATTGTCTAAAGCAGTGGCTACTGTTACTGTTTGTTCATCTACTGCTGATTGGGCTAATTCTTTTTCTTCAAGTGCCGTGGTTTCTGCGTCAAGAGAGTCATCATATAGGTCAGAGGTTTGAGACTGGGCTGATTGTGCAGATACTGCAAGGTCGTATTTATCTTCTGCTTCTTCAATTAGGGATATAAGTTCATCTTGGTAGCCAAGGTCATCTACGCTATTGTTGAGTTCTTCAATTTCTTGGGCTGCAACTGTTAGGGGGTCATCAGAGTGGGCACCTTCTGGAGAGATAATAAGCCAGCCAAATGCTAACAATGTGACTGCTGCTATTCGTATTAGTTTTTTGATTACCTTTCCCCCTTGCAGACTGATGTCTGATAGGATGATTATACCATTTTATTGCACAAAAAAGGGGCTACCGTAATTGGTAACCCCCTAATTGTTGGACTAATTACTTGACGTAAGTAACCTTAGCCTTTGGATTCTTTGCATTCCACTTCTTTGCAAGTGAATTGAAAGCATCCTTAATTGACTTAAGTGCAGCAGCATTATCTGCTGTTAACTTAGCGATAGTTGCATCCTTGGCAAGGACAACTGCATCTGAAGCAGCCTTTGCATCAGCAAGTGCCTTAGCAGAAGCAGCCTTCTCGGCAGCAAGTGCAGTTGCAGAAGTAGCCTTCTCTGCTGCAAGAGCAGCATCTGAAGCAGTCTTAGCAGCAACAGCATCTGAAGCAGCCTTTACGACTGCAGCATCTGAGATTGCCTTAGCAGCAAGTGCTGCATCCTTAGCAGCAGTTTGTGCTGCGAGTTCTGATACTAGATCACGAACTGCAATCTCTGCAAATGGTGCGAGTGTACGAGCAGTTAGACCAACTACATCTGCATCTGATGCATCTGTTGATGTTGTTGGAGCAAATGTGATAAGTGATCGTGTTCCAGTTGCTGGAAGTGTTGCGCTAAACTTTGCAACTCCAAAATCTGAAAGTGTTGCACCAGTTGTTGCTGTTGCAGAAGTTAGCGTTGCTGTTGCAGCGAATACTGTTGCTGTTAGAGACTTAGCAGAAACCTTGTTTCCAAATACGTCTGTTGCAGTAACTGTAATATCCTGCTTTGTTCCAGCAGCACCTGTTGTAGGTGCAGAAACTGTTAGGTTATTAATTAAACCAGCAGTACCTTGTACGTAATAAGTAAGAGTTGTTCCACCATTAGTGATTACAACTGTACCAATTGCTGTTGTCTTTGTGTAGACATAGAATGTTGCTGTTGTGCCTGTACCAGTTGCAATAGTCAAAGATGATGATCCTGACGTTGCTCCAATTGGTGCAGCAGATGTGTGTAGTGCAGACACGATTGTTGCATTTGTTGCTACTACAGAAACGACTGTTCCTGTGTCAACTGTTGAAACAAACTTTAGTGCATCAGTAATGTCAACTGTGTTGTCTGCAGGCACTGGTAATACAGCAGGTGTAGAAATTGATGAAGCAGATGACTTATCTGTATTTGCCGCTCCAAGAGTTACTGCTACTGTCATTACAGCAGCACTTGCAGGTGTTGCTACCATTGTGCCCAAAGTCATGGCTGCAACCATGGCTAGTGCGATTTTCTTGAATGAATTCATTCGTTATTCTCCTTGTTTATAGTGTTTTTAGTCCATCCAAATAGTCTTTTATCTCATCTATTTGGCTAGGTTTATATTGTATCACATTGCGACTCTCCAGGTCAAATTGCTCTTCTGGAGTCTTTGGTCTGTCTTTAAAGGTGTGAACCTCTACTTCAGTGTCTATATTTTTTGGAGTATGTGATATTGCTCCAAATATTGCTCCACACACAGCATCAGCCAAGTCCTTTGACTTTTTGCGTGGGTGATCAACTCTGTCATTTTTCATAATCTTTAACTGTGTTAGTTCATCAAATAATAAATCTATTGCTGGCATAGCAAGTCTTTCCTCATATACAAGCATAGCCATATCTTCATAATGTTTTTTAGCAACAGAAACAGTATCAGTTTTCATTCCAACCTGCTTGAGTTCATTCTGAATATCAAATGATTGCCAACGGTCAAATGAAACCATGCCAATATCAAAACCTATTCTTCTAAGGTTCTGAATCCATTGCTTAACTTCTGAAAGATTAACTGGGCCTTCTACCTTTGGTTCCCACCATGCTACTGCATCTACTACTACAATTGGTGCTACTTGTTCGTAGTTGTTGATGACTTGTATGTTTACCCATTTTTCTACATGTGCAATAGCAACAGCACACTTATCGTGCTTCTGGGCAAGGTCAGCATGCACATAATACTTTTTAGTTGGATCTGGTTTAAAGGCTTCGTCAAACCTTCTAAAGTTATCCACAGGGTTTCTAAGTGTCATGCAGGCTTTTACTTTTTCTTGTTGCTTAAAGAATGCATCAGAAGCAAAGGTTGGTACGCAGGTAAAGCGCATCATTGCATCTCCAAGGTCAGTCATAAAAGCAATCTTAAAATCATCAATCTGTCTTGTTGGGTTTACTTCCCATGTAGGTCTTTTTAGTGCGAACACTCCAGGGTATTTGTACGAGATTATGTGGTCTTCATCCCAGGAAATTTCAAACTTATTGTTTGGGTCTGTATCTGGTAGCAATGGGTTAATGATAAACTCGTGGGTTCTTTCAACTACTTCTTTTTCTGCAACAACTGCATCATACTTCTCTGAGATATAGTCTCCTGGGTATCTTGGGAATGAAAGCAAAACAACTTTGCCAAGGTCTGGGAAACGAGAGTCAACTGATCCACGGAAAGCCTTGTAGATATTCTCAGCAGTCTTACCTTGTTCATTACCTGTTCCAACTTCAGATGCAAAACCAGAGATCTCATCAAGCACTGCAAGAAGAAGGTTTAAACCCTCATGCGATTCTCTTTCTGAGTGACCAGAGTAAACAGTTATAGACTTATCAAACTCAACTGAGTCTGCTTTTGCATAGTACTTTCCAGCAAACCATGGGGATCTTTCAATCTTTGATTTAAAACCTTTAAAGAAAACATTCTTAGCCTGTTGAGCGTTAATAGCAACGTTAATTAAATCAATAGCATCTCCTGCTGGCTTACCAAAATACTTTGCTGGGTCTTTCAAACATAAAAGTTTGTATACGATATATGCACATGCTACTGTTGATACAAAGTCTTTTCCAGATCCCTTGCCAAGTTGCAGGATAATCTCATTCTTGGTATATTTTTCAAAGTATCTTGTACCTTCTTCTTCTCCCATTATGTCAATGAGATCTTCTTTACGATATATCTGACTCATTGCTTCAACAATGTCATATTGAATATCAGAAAGTCCAGGCTGACCTAGATAGGCTTCACCCTCAACAAATGTCTTTGCATTTACTGGTGTCTCTTGAAAATGGTTATCCTTAAGTACTTCAAGAAAATCATTGAACGTCGTGGACAACGGTAATCACCTCGTTGTCTTTTGCAAACGAAGAAAGTCTACGCATAATCTCATCACGAACCTGTGGATACTCAGATGCAATATCTTTTAATATTAAAACAAGAACTTCTTGACGTCTCTCAATCTCCATCATTTCTTCTGCAAGTTCTTTATTCTCAAGCAGACCAGCCTTTTGTAGCATGTCAATACGCTTAGACTCAATATCCATGACAAGTTTAATTGCAGCAGTCTTTGCGCTAAGATTGTTTGTCATTGATGCTTCATCAATAACTTCATATGTACGAGAAACTAATTTGCTATAATGAGTATCTGCTGCTGCAAGGGCTTCCTTAGCACGAGCACGGATAGCATCATTAGCAGATGCCATAACCTTCCACTCATTGATAAGTGTTACAACTCTTTGTCTTGGTATTGAAAGTTGCTTAGAGATTACAGTTGGGTCATTGCCCTTAAGGTATTCTTCTACTACCTGATTTACTTGGTCAAGGTGCTTAACTAGATCATCTTCAGTTGACATATTTTCCTTCTAGTCTATTAATTTCATCCTTGATATAGAAAATTGCTTTCTCAAGATCTTGTATTGTCTTTGCTTCATCTTTAAGTCCTGCTCTCCACAGATACTTAAATGCATTACCAATATTAAAATTACGATGACGAGTTATCTCAATGCACTCAATGCCAGATGGGTCTGAGGTGTAGTGTAAAGGGTTGTTAACTTGGTCAACTGTTATGTTTAAACTATCACTCATCGTCTGTCTCCCAATCAAATGCTTCTGGAATTCCTTTTAATGCAGCAAATGCAAAAGCAAAACCAACAGCACCTGCTACAGCAAGTGCTACTAACGCTTTCTCAACTTTATTCATCGTTTTGACCTCCTCAATCCAAACTTAGCAAGGTATACGTAAATAGTCTCTAGACTAACTCCGCACTCCTTCGCAATCTCTTCTGGAGTCTTCTTGTCCATAAGATATCTCTTACGCATAAAGACTTCTGATGTATATAGTTTAGCAGCCATAATATTATTTGTCAACTCCAATTGCTTTCCCCCAATTTTTTACAGCCCAGTGACCAATCCCACAAGCATCTGCAACATCATTATCAGTAATAGTTCTATCATAGATTGTGTTAATAAATTTTATTGTTCTTTCTTTACGAAGGTTTCTTTCGTATGTCTTATACCAAGAGATAGACTTTCCAGGATATTGATATCTTATGACAACCTGTTCATCTTTAGATATTTTTTTATTTCCTATGTAGTTCTGCCAAGTAATCGGAGAAACAGTTCCAATTACTTTTGTTCCTGATTGGCCTGCTGCCCCAAGGATTGCTCCCTGAACTAATGCAAGATCAGCAGCAGTTTTTGGACTATTCATAAACACTGTGTGCTCAATAATTATTGCCTCAAACCCTCCATAGTAATCAAAAAATCCCTTTACTTTTTTCCCTGCGTCCATAACTTTTTCATAGGTATTGTTTCCTTGAAAATTAATCTTACCCACTATACCTAGATTTTCTCCAGAAAACAAAGAAAAAGCAAGGCTGTTGGTACTGGCGTCAATGGCACAAATGGTTTTTGGAGGTAATTCCATACCCCACTTATTCTTTGCCATTCATGTACCCCTTAATATTTTTTATTGCTTTCGTTACATCCTTTGGATTAACATTACAAATACTACAAAGTTCTTCATCATTATAAATAGAAAGTTTTTCGTTACAAGATTTACATCTTCTATCTTTACCAATCCTATTTTTTCTTTTACCCATCATATAGCGAAGAGCAATTTTTTCTTTTGTTGATTTTTCTCTACACTCTGAAGAGCAATATATTTGATAATTTATCTCTGTTTGAAATTGTTTGTCACACCATTGGCAAATTACCATCTAGAGGCTCCATAGACTTTAGTTTAAAGTCTCCCTTACCAGCAGCATCACATGCCTTTTTAATTGGACACGATTTGCAAATTTTTGAATTTGAGCGATAGTTCTTTTCAGGAAGGGTCCTGTCAACCCAAGCCTTACGAACTGATCTCATCCATTCAAACGTCTGGTCTACCCACCGACGATAATAATCATTTACTTCTACTGGAAGAATAAGCAATTCATGATTGTTTTTATTTTCATAAATAAGAACTGCTTTAGGCTTCTTAAGAATTTTCATATAAATAAGCAACTGGATTAAATGACCAGTCTTTGGTTTCATGTGCGCCTTACGGTACTCAAACCCTTCGTTCATCATTGTTTTAATTTCACCAAGAAGTTCTTCTCCCTGCCAATTAACAATAACATCTCCGTAACCAAAGATTGGTGGATCGTTATGTGTAATCTTAAACTCTGAATCAACAAGGAAATCTGGTACATTGCCCATAGCCTCTTGAATTCTTTCATGGGACTTTGTCCCAGCAGTCATGTTTGCTGCGCTATATGGTGTTGCATCATCCTCAAACATTTGTCCGTCAAAAGCAAGGTACCAGTATCTTGGACACTCTCCATGCCCATAGGCAATAGTTGATGGTGCAAAAGTTTTCTTTTGTGTTTGTTTGTCAATACGGTTAACTGTATAACCAGACTGAATTTTTTCAGTTAGCCCAGCAGCATCCACTGGGTGGATAGGTGCCTTTTCTTGCTTAACCATAATCTGTTGCAATAAACTTTTTGTCATATTTTACTCGTTTCTATTACTATAAGTATAGCAGACTAGCGTGTAATATATTTGAGTGCCGACACTAAATTGTTAATAGATTCTGCAGCAGTGTAGTAGATATTCTTTTTACCACGATCTGATTTGTCAACATTAGCCATCCAGGTGGCTTTAAAGGCCATTTTAGCAGCAATGGCTTGTAGTCTCACTATTTCAACCGTAGCAACATTTAAAGGTATGTCTGGCTTAAGAATGACTTTGGCTATAAAAGTTAAAGCAGTTGTAAGTTCTTCGTCACCCATGTAGTCTGCAATTTCTGACAATCCATTTATCATGTCTATCGTTGTATTGTTTTGTTCCATTTTATCCCATCGATTCTATTGATATACCATCTAAAATTCCGTCTTCATTCCATTTTTTAAATGCTGACTGCATATCCTGTCTTGATTGTAACTCATCTAAATATTTTTTTCTTTTGTCTTTATTTTTTTCTGGATCAATAGGATTATCTTCACCAGTAAAACGATAACTTGTTGTAGGGCAATAGTCCATGCTTATAATCTCACAAAACTCACCTTCTTTAAACTTACGCTTTGGTCGCCAATGTATTTGATTAACAGCACTAAAGACAATTGTTTGTCCGCTCTTCAGGGAGTATTTTGTAAAATTATTAGTATCATCCCAGTTACTTACATACAGGTCCCAATCTATATTTGTGTTTGGACAGTAGTTAATAGTTACAAGATTTTCATCAGCATCTAGGTGTGGTGGTAAGGCTGGAGAGTTATCTCCATAACCATAGTTTATATTATAATCAATATAGTTCCAGTGACATAAGGCTATGTCTCCCTTATATAGTGGCTTTGCGATTTCATCTAAACGCTTTTCGCAATCTTCTGGCATGTCAAATTCAATTAACATTCTTGCCATGTTGCGTGGGATCTTTGGCTGATATCGACTTTTAAATTCTGATTGACGAATATATCCATCTTCAATCTTATCACCAATAAAGAAAGGCTCAATAAGTCTATTCTCTTCAATTCTTCTTCTTATCTCTGCATCTTGTTCAGCAGTAAATAGATCATCTATATAGAATGGCAATGGCTTTGTATAGTTTTCAAAGCCAGTTAGATATTTGTGAAGACCTGGAACACTATTCTGAGTCGTCATTAGTAAAACCACCGTTTGCAAAGAACTGTTCCATATAGATAGACGCTTTTTCTTTTAGCACCTTATTAATTTCTAGGTCTTTTGTTTCTGCTTCTGGATCTACAAAATGAAAAAACACCATCTCCACAAACTCATTGTCTGCAAAGTTCTTAGGCTCTCTCCAGTGAATCTGATGTGTTCCACTAAATGTTAATGCCTGATTATCTTTTAATGTAAAACTTTGATCTGGCTCAACAATAAGTGGCCACTCAACATTTGACTGTATCTGATAATCAAAAGTGAATCTAGGCTCTTTAAATGTTTCATCGTAATGTGGAAACAATGATGGCTTGTAATGAAATTTACCACAGTTACTTGTTACGTTATTGTACCTTGCGTGGCAGTACTCTGACAAAATAATTCTTTTATTTCCACTTACAGATCTTGCAATACTCGTAACTTTTTCAATAATTGCATCTGGCAACTGAATAAAAGTATTTGCCTGGGCATGGTTCTTTATAAAAGATCCACCGCTATTATTCTGTACGGCCTTATAAATTTCGTTGACTTCTTGGCTAGTAAAGACATTCTCTACTATTGTATTTATTTCATCTTGTTTCATATTGTCTCCTTGTATTGTAGTAGTTTAGTCTTTATATAACTCTTCATTTGCTTCAAGATTGTAAAATTGAGAAAGAAATCTTGTTCTTTCTGATAAAATCATATCTTGATCTTTATCAAGAGGTGTTGGATCTATGTATTCTAAATGACAAAAAATCATATCTATTTTGTTTCCAGGAAGAATTTTTGTAATTTCCCTCCAATGCGTTTGCTGTGTTCCAGCAAAAACTAGTGCTTGATTGTCTTTTAAAAAATAACTTTTATCTTCTACAACAAGGCCCCAGTCTTGATCAGCGTGAACTTGAATATCAAACGTAATTCTTTGTTCATCTCTTAAGTCGCAATGTGGAAAAAGTTTACACTCATATCCGTAGGCTGGATCATACCTTGCAAACGAATAATCCCCAACTAATCTAACCTTGCCAGCAAGAGATGTCTTTTCTATAGCCTTGTTAATTTTGTCTTCAATTTCTGGAAGTTTTACATGCCAGGCTCTATGCCCAGCCCACTTTTGTAATTTTGTTTTGTCTTCTGGGGTATTATTTACAATGCTATAAATATAAGCAACATCTGCTTCATCAAAAATATCATCAACAATCATAACTTCAAAGTCTTGGTTAGAGACCTTTTCTTGAGATTTTACTAGGTTTTGATATTGATCGTAAGCCCTACCCTTAATTCCTTGTTCCATAATTATATTATACCACTATCTGATATCTGTTCCAATATTGACATCTCTATTATTGCAAGCCTAACCTTTGCGTTTCCTTCGCCAATCACAACAACTATGGCAGGATCTTTTCCATTCTTCATTGCATCTGTTGTTGCCTTTGCCCAAACCTCTTTGTTTAATGTAAAAGACTTTCCAACTTCTTTAAAATCTACAACAAAGTTTCTCCAAGAGGCATCCCCCTTTTGAGTGTTACGACCAGAGTTCTTATGCTGCTTAGCCCCTATTCTTTTGGACTCACTCTTCTCTGTCATTACCCTTCCATTTCTGCTTTCCAAACTTGACCGTGCTTAGATGTTTACTTGGACACATCCAGGTCATTGTCTTTGTTTCTGAATAAAGTCTTAGTGACCTTACTTCTACCTTGCATTCATGGCAAACAAACTTTCCATTGTAAACAGTAAAGTTAGCCACTGAGTTTTGCCTTGATTGATTCTTGCAAATCAAGATCCTCTCTTACACGATTAACAAATGCCTCTTTGCCTTGGACTTTTGATCCATCAGGAAGAATGTACCATGCACCTGTACGCTCTACGATACCATTTAATTCAGCAGTAGTAACAAGATCACCGATGGTGTCAAGACCAATATCATTACCTCTAAAATAAAAATCATACTCGCCAGATTGAAACCCTGGGGAGGTTTTTGAGAACTGGAGTTCCCATTTAATAGTTCTACCAATTTTTTCTTCAATTAATTTGTCTCCTACCTTAATCTTTCCTTTAATCGCTTGATTGTCTGACTCGGAACTAAATAACTTAACAATGCAAGAAGAATAAAACTTAGTAGCCTGACCACCAGAAGGCTGCTGGCTAGTATACATAGCGTTAATATTATTGCGAGACTGGGAAATAAGAACAAGAAGAGTAGGCTTAACCTTGTTGTTAGCATAATTAAGCATTTTCCATGCGTTACTAAAGTCACGAGATTCTGCCCCAATCTGCTTTGTATTTTCTAATGCCTTCATCTCATCTGTATCTTTTTCAAAATAGATTGCTGGAAGCATTGATGTAATAGAGTCTACCACGATTAAGTCAACACCAGCGTTCATTAATCCAACACCTACATCTACCATGTCACTAATAGTTCTTGCCTGTGAATAGATTAGTTTTTCTGGATCTACCCCCAAAGTTCTAGCCCAATCTTCTGAGTATGACATTTCTGAGTCTATCCATGCACACAGTTTTCCTTCGGCTTGTGCTAGAGCAATCATCTGAAGGCACATAGAAGACTTTGCAGAGGACTTGGAGCCCCATATAAGAACTTGTCTGCCATAAGGTAGGCCTCCTCCTAGAGCACGGTTTAAACCAAAACTAGGTGTTGGTTGATATTCATAGTTAACCCCCACACCAGTTCCAAGTCTTTTCCTTAACTTAGGATCAAGTTGTGCTAACGCCTCTTCTATACTAACTGACATGTACATCCTCCAATGTTACGGTTCCGTCTTTAGTCTTGCCAAAATCAAACTTGTATGACTTTCCTTCTTCGATATGCATGTATGCCTTTGCAAACGATGTAGGAAAAACTGTAATAGAATGTAAGTCTCTGCTTGTATCTGCAAGTGTAAGAGATGCCATCTTCTTTCCAGTCTTTGTTATTCTTGGCTTAAAAGATACAACAAACATTTCATCATCCTTGTATGGAAGTTGCTTATAACTTAAGAACTTTACAAGAGCGTGTGATGATTCTTTTATCTCATCTGAAGGTATGAAAGAAACAATCCTGTTATCATTACACAAGACCAGATAAGAACGACCTGTCTCAATAGTCGTATTTTCATCATCAAATATACCGACACTGCCAGTTTTGTCCAAAATTTCAACTCGTGACCATCCTGTTCCTCGTTTAATTGATTTTACCATACCCATAAAAATGTATGATCCTTTTTCTTCAAAGTCAACAATGTCCTCAATAAATGCATAGTAGTGAGAAGGGATTGTAATGTTAAACTCTGGTAGGTTTAGATACTCATAAAGATTTTCTTTAATCTCTTGATCATTTCTAGGATTATCATTAAATGTTGCAGCACCAATTACTCTTAGTGCCTGAAGTGCACGGCTATTTACTCCGTTTCCTTTTGTGAAGGTAAATTCTTCAAGTTCTTTATACGAATTGAATGGTCGTGCAGATATGTATCTTTCACCAATTTTGTCAGATATGAACTTGATAGCACTGAGTCCAAACCTAATACCTTTACCCTCAATTTTAAAATCAATATCCGAATCGTTAATGTGAGGTAACTTAACGCTAATGCCCATTCTTTTTGCTTCAATAAGGTATTCAGTTCTCGCATCTTTGTCCTTTTCATTTTTTAGCACTGAGTACATAAACTCAAGTGGGTAATAATACTTTAACCATGCTGTCCAATATGATAGCGTTGAGTATGCTACTGCGTGAGACTTGTTAAATGAGTACCCTGCGTGGGCCTCAAAGTCATGCCAAAGGTCACGGGCAAGGTTTGGAGAGATAAACTTAGATGCACCCTCTACGAACTTCTCTTTAAACTGATCAAACTCTTTAGCATCTTTTTTCTTTCCAATGATCTTTCTAACTTTGTCTGCTTCCGACATGGACATACCGCCAAGGTGTACGCATGCTTGCATAACTTGTTCCTGGTAAAGAATACAGCCATAAGTGTCCTCCGTAAATTCTTTTAGTACTTGGTGGGTATAAGATATATTTTGACGACCATGTTTACGATCAACATAGTCTTTTCCAATAGTATTCATAGCACCTGGGCGAACTAGAGCATTGGATGCTGCAAGTTCATTCAGGTTCTTAACTCCCATTTTAACAAGAAGGTTTGTGTACGGTGCTGCTTCACACTGGAAGACACCCTTAGTATATCCATCTGAAAGCATTTGATAAACATTTGCATCGTCCATCTTAATCTTAAGAAGGTCAATCTTTTTACCATCTCGCTCTTTGATTATATCAATTGTATTCTTAAGAACAGATAAAGTCTTAAGACCCAAAGCATCAATCTTAATCAAACCAATTCTTTCAGCCTCTTCCATGTCAACACCAACAACAGGAATTCTTTCGTCTGATCCTGTAGAAGATCTTGTTTCAAGCGGTGCATATCTAAAGATTGGTTCCTTACTTGTTACTACACCTGCTGCGTGAATTCCAGTACCACGAATTCTTCCACGAAGTTGTTCTCCATAGATCTCTACTTCTGGATACTTCTCACGAAATTCTCTTGTTGATTTTGATGTACAAAAATCATCCCACGAGTCTACAGTCTTTAAAACCTTATTAACATCTGATAAAGGAATATTTAATACTCTTGAAACGTCTCTAACAATTCCTTTACCAGTAAACTCAAGGAAGGTAGCAATAGATGCAACATGTCGATACTGTCTAACTAGATAGTCTTTAACTTCTTCACGACGAGTATCTTGAATGTCTGTATCAATATCTGGAAAGTCATTTCGTTCTGGGTTAATAAAACGGAAGAACAAAAGGTTGTGCTCAATTGGATCAATGTCTGTAATCTTGAGTGCGTAACAAACAAGAGAACCAGCAGATGAACCACGACCTGGCCCCACCATAATCTCTTCCTTCTTTGCCCAGTTAATCATATTACTTACGACAAGGAAGTATGAAGCAAACTTTTTATCCTTAATAATCTGCAGTTCTTCTTCAAGTCTGTCAAGGTATTCTTGATTTTCTGACAACCCACGCTCTACCAAACCTTCTAGTGCAGCCTTTGCGAGTTCTTTGTCAGGACTCTTGTACTGTACAGGAAGAAGGTTTAGTCCTTCTTGAATGCCATAGTCTCCTACTGTATCTGCTAATAGGAGTGTGTTTGAGTATATGTCTGGTCTATCAATACCCTGCGATTCCATGGCTGCTTTAATCTCTTCGTATGAGAGCAGGTGAATATCAAATTTGTTAAATGTTATCTGACGGTCTTCGCCGTAGAGATAGTCAAGGCGTTCCATCATGCTGCCTTTTTTCTTTGACTTCTCGTATGTTGCATCTTTTACAAACTTGCCATGTGTATTCATTAGCAACTTAAACTCTTGTACTTCTTTTTGTGACGAGTCTACATGGTGACAGTCTGGTGTTACAACAACCTTAATTCCAAACTCATCTGCAAGTTCTATAAGGTACTTGTTAATCTGTGAATCATTGTGAGGCATGACTTCAATATAGTAGTCATCTTCAAATCTTTCTTTAAACCACAAAATGTACTTCTTAGCAAGAGCAAACTCTTCTTCTTCAAGGGCTTTAACTAAAACGCTACTTGGACAAGCAGAGGTTACAATAATTCCCTCTTTATACTTTTCAAGAATAGTAAAATCAAAGCGTGGTTTCTTAAAGAAACCATCTGTCCAAGATAGTTCACTAATCTTATTAAGGTTTTCCAAACCAATTTGATTCTTGGCTAGAAGGATAATGTGATTGTAGACAAGATCTTGTTGACCTTCTCTTTCAGACTTATCTCTTGTATCAGATATGTCTGCACACATGTATCCTTCTAGACCTAGAATTGGCTTAATGCCCTTTGCTTTTGCAATACGGTGCAGTTCCCTATGCCCAGATAAAGTACCGTGGTCAGTGATGGCAATTGCTGGCATCCCTAACTCAACTGCACGGTCAACGTATTCTTCTGGAGTAGCAATCCCATCAAATAAACTAAAATGGGTGTGGACATGTAAGCCTACGTAGTTCATATTACCAATCAGCGTTTGTTGCTGATGTGGCAGATGGGCCATCAAAGCCCAAGTAGAACGCTTCTTGTTCTGCGTATGGAATCTTGCGTAGTGCAGACTCTAGTGGATAAGGCTTGATGTCTCCCCAATTAAATGGTTCCTTATCTGGTGCTGATGGAATAAGTGTGTAATTAGTTTCAGTTCCCTGACCATTACGCTTTAACTTCCACTGTACGTTTGAAATGCTTCCTGTCTCAAGAGCATACTCACGAATTGTATTGAATGATGATTGCTTGCTAACACCCATTGACCAGATTGCAACATATGGTGCCTCAATACCGTCATCTACAATTACGTTGCAATAGAAACGAAGACGTGCTCGCCAGCCAGCCTTTGGATCCTTGCGGTGCATTTCTTCAGCCCAGTCACGACCTTCTGTGTCCATCGTGTCTACAGCCTTGCGCTTGTAGTCCTTTGGGTTTGTGTGTTCTGATACAACAATTGCTAGTCCACGATCTGCGTTATAGTTTGCTGAATCTTCATCTAGTTCTTCTAAGAACCTAATCTTTACTGATTGTCCGTCAGCAAGTTTTAACCACTTAACCTTTGGACCATCGCCACCCTTTGGGCCATCTAGTACTGGGCCCATTTCTTTTATTCCTCTTAGTATTGCCATGTGTTTTCTCTTTTCTTTTATGTTATTGTTTTAGTTTAGCATAGACTGTATTGATTTGTCAAACTGGAAGTCCAGTTCTTGAATTGACTTATCGTCCATATCGCCTATATCTTTATATTTTTTATCTAGTTTAATTACGGATACACGAGAACCAAGTTTTTCAAGTATCTTAGTTTTCATATTTCCACCTGCTTCATCGTTATCCGCAATGACAATTATATCATTAAAGTACTTTTGAAGCAATTCTATTTGTATGTTTGATACATTGGATCCAAGTGTTGCTACTGCTGGAAAGCCACACTGGTCAAGCCTAATAGCATCAAATGATGATTCCACTATGTAAACTTTGCCAGAACTTTTTACTCTATGCAGATTAAATAGTGTCTTAGATTTTGGCAACCCTGGAGTATTCTTAAACTCCTTGCCTTCAACAGACCTTCCAACAAAGCCAATTGGCAATCCATCTGGACTGTGTACTGGTACAGTTACCATGTCCTGTTTAACTGAGTAGCCCAAAGAAAACTTTGACCAAGAATCCATATTTATTTTTCTATATTTAAAATAGTTTTTTGCTCTATCGGAAACCAACAATCCATTATATAAACGCTTTAAGACTATCTCGTCAAATGAAATAAACTCTGGTTTTTTATATAAGGCTTTATCAACGTCTTGTTCAATACTTGTTTCTATTTCTTTGCTCTTGATAAATCTCGCAGCCTCAAAATATGTTCTATTGGACATATGCATAACAAACTCTGTTAATCCAGTAACATGATGACAGGCAAAACAGAAAAATGTACCACTTGATTTATCTATTTCCCCTGCTGGGGTTCTGTTATTATTGTGATAGGGACAAAAAATTATATAGTCTGAGTCAACCTCTGACTCAATTGTTACACCTGTTCCTGTAATAATTCTTTTGATTTGCTCTTTGCTATAAGAATTGGCTTGCTTGCGTCTATCCCTACTATCCATTTACTTTTTCTCTTTCCCGTGTATGTTCCGTATATTGTTATTTCAAAATTAAAATAGTTCTTTATCTCATTATAGTCTATAGTAAAATCTATGTTTATGTCAAGTCTTGGGACATACCCATTAAGACGCATTTCTGATACTAATAGCCTTTCATATTCTTCTCTTAATCGGACAATAGAGGATTCATCCTGAATGATGCCTTCAAGATTAAACCTTTTAATTGCTTTGTGGTGAAAGTTGTCCATGCCATATTATAACTACTTATCTTCAAAATCTTTATATCTATAGTATCCCTTGTCAAAATCGCACTGAACAAGAAAGTCACCCATAAATCCATTACGGTTTTTGCGAAAAGCACATTCAATAATATCACTATTTGTAGCACGTCCTAGGGCCAAAACCCAGTCTGCATCATATGCAATCTGTCTGGACCAAGAAGTTTGTCCAAGAGTGGGGACGCTATTTAAATCATTTGCATCGTCAGGTGTGGCGGATGAAATAGCAATGATTGGAACTTCTTCACCAATAGCCATAAGTTTTAGTTCTCTAGAAAGATTCTTCATTCGTACCGTTTCATTATCTGATTTCTGGTTAGGAGCCATCAACTGAAGGTAGTCAACAATTACAAAGTCTGGCTTATACTGATCAATCTTTCCACGAAGAACTGATGGATTAATTTCTCCACCTTGGTCATTTGAAATAATATGAAACTCTGGTTTTCCTTTAAGATTTTTTTCATGCCAGTCTTTTAACATATCCATTTCAACTTCGCCATTGCTTAATTTTCTATGAGACCATCTACCTTCTCCCATAATTGTAAATACACGGTTGCGAACTTCTGTTTCACTCATTTCAAGACTAATGACTAATGGGCTACGACCTTGTTTCCAGGCCTGTACAGCAAAGTAGAGAGCCAACCATGATTTTCCAATACCTGGGTATGCAAGAAAAACTCCTAATTGCCCTGGCATGATTCCAGAAGGAAGATAATTATCAAAGCCTGGAAGTCCAGTCTTAATACCAACGTGACCAAGTGCTTGCTGTTTCTTTAAATTTTCAAAGTAAGCAATTGCAGACTCTAGATCTGTTACATCAATGTCACGAATTGCAGATGTGTTCTTTTTTAATTCTGAGGTTTTTGTAATTAATTCATTCAGAGCATTTGTTCCATTGTTATTCTGAATCTCTGTTGCTGCTGATCTAATAATATCCTTTAGGCTATCTGTAAGGTACTCTCCCTGAAGTTCTTCAAGATGGTGCTTTGTTGCGCCTACTCCCTGAATTGGTTCAAAGTCACGAAACTTTTCTCTAACCAAATCTACTGGTGGCACTGTAGAGTTATTTTCAAAATATAATCTTACAAAATTCCAAATATCTCCATGAGTTCTTAGAAGGTTTTCTACATTGGCTTGAAGTAAAACGTGGATTTGTTTATCTTGTAAGACTGCCGTGATCAACTTTGATTCCGTACTATTCACTTAGCCACTCCTTTGCCATTCTTCTGCGCTCTTCTCTCTCTTTGTCGTCTTTCTTTTTATCTTTTTGTGCCTGTAAAATTTTTTCTGCATTATATGTAAAGTGATTCCAAGAAGGAGTCTGTGCAACTTTAAAATAATACTCAAGTATATCGTAGCAACCTGACAAACCGTATGACTCTACAAGGGCATCTGATGCCCACTGTTCTACGTTTAAGTTTAGAGATGGCTTTGATTCGTACCTTTCGGCATGATACTTACTGTATCTTGAAAGCAAAGCCATACGGTCTTTGCGTTCTGCCATTATTCGTTAATTTCTGCCTTTGCTTCGTTAATCTTTTCAGTTAACTTGTCTTCAACAAATTTATACACACGCTCAAAAGCATCGTTTGTATTTTCTGCATCACGTTTTGAGTCTACCACTCCTAAGTCCAATCTAAGTGATTGAAAATTTCCCAAGTTTAACGTATATCCTAATGTTACAGATACTTTAGTTGTTTCATTCTCCATTTATATACCCTTCGCTAAATAGATCCAAACCGAATTGATATGAATCGTTTATCCTATGTTTCCTTGTATTTAATTGTACCATTTCTGAGCAATTACTGCAACATAGAAAGTATGCCAAATTTATGATTTTTATCTACTACGTACGGAATAATACCTTCTACCACTCCCTTAGTAAAAACAACTAGTGGCAAATATACTGTTTTATTATTTTTTGAATATTCTTTAACATATTTTGCATTTTCTGGAATATGTATTTTATATTCAGCACATGACCAATCAACAAAACTATTAGATATCCAATAGGTGGGGTGGACAGAATAAAATGACATTCTACATCCAGGATTAACATGACTTTTTAATACTTGATTATAAAAATATGTACCTCTTAAGCCGTCTTTATCTTCATGCTTAGAGTTTGGGGCATCATCAAAGAATATACTATCAAACTTTCCTAAATTTTTTAATTGATTTTGCCATGTTCCTTCTACAATAATAACTTTATGTTTTTGATTTTGTGCCCACAAGTAAAGTTTTTCTAGAACAATTGGATTATCTTCAATGATTGTATGAGTATCTATATTATGTTTTTGTATTTGATTTGCTGAGTACCCTAGGCCAAAACCAATTTCTAAAACATTTCCATACGGATTAAGATGATCTATTAAAGCCTCCATGTAAGGCTTTTCCCACTCCATCATTACCTGATAGCCAGTGCTATCGATTAATATATCTTTACCATTTTCATCTATTTCATATTTCATAAACCAACTCCTATATAGATTCTCCCCAAATAGGGATATACCTTCCATCTTCGGTTCTTGTATATGTAAGTATACCATCCCCCATTCTTCGCGTCAACTCTTGCTTGCTGGGCGTAATATCATTAGTAATTAATTTATCTTTTCTTGGTCTTCCAATATGATTTGTAGCAAGTATATCACGTATCTCTTTTACTTGTGATTCTGAGTAATATGATCTTACTTGAAATCCTCTAGCCCCACCTTTTTGAGAACCCATTGGAAATGGAATAACACCTCGTTTCATTAGTGATGGCATATATTTTTTATGACGATTAACTAAATCAGCAGTCTGGCCTACTGTGTATGCTCGTTCTCTTTTATTTTTAAAATCACTAACTAAACAACTTTCAATTTGATCTTTTGTAATATTATAAACAGACATTATTCCATTAGACTGATTTAAATGATAAATTCTTACAAGGCTACCATTAAGGAACCAGACCTTTTTGTTTCCTTTTATTACAGGGAGGCTATTGTAGCCTTCGCTCTCAATTGTTCCTTTTTTAGTAGCCATCTTCCCTCTTCATAATTTTGTGCTGGATTAAAGAATTTTCTATTTCCACATGTAATACAATAAGTTTCCATATGGCTATTTTCACTAAATATCCTGTCAATGAACATTCGCCCTTTGCATCTATTACAGATAAGCATTAATTTGGTATTCCAATAATTACCAAGTTAATACCAATGCTTGTGTCGCCTCCAGCATTAAACTTGACTGTACCCTCGACCTTTGAAGTTGAAATACTTTTTAGTGTGACTGTAACATCCTTACCAGCATCCGTATTTCCAACGTTAACTGGTGTTGCTGTTACTACTGGTGCAAACTTAAACTCGCTTGGAAAATCATAAAAGAACGGCTGAGAAGATCCAGCAGTTTGTGTTGTGCTTGTTGTAACTTGAACATACCCTCCAATAATTCTTGCCTCAGATGCTTTGACGCTTTGTTTTCCAGCGTTGGGTGTGTCTATTGTTACATACTTGTAGGCTGATGGAGATACCTGAACAGAAAGATCATTAATAGCCTTAACAATCTGATAGATGTATGTTACGTCTAGTGGTTGACCTCGTTCTGGTACGGGTAATATTGCCATAATATAATTATACCAGACTTACGATTCCAGAGTCATATACTTCTAGGTTTTCTGTAAGTGCTGGATTAATAGATGATATTTGAACTATAGCCCTTACTGACTGTGTTCCTGTTTTTAAAAATGAATAGTTTTGTGATCCAGATGTTCCTAGATAAGACGGAGTTGCTCCATCAAACCCTACAAAGATATCATAGGTTATTTGTATTGAAACTTCTCCTACTGCCCAATTTAGAAAAATTGTATTACCAATAATATTAAGATCTCCTGGGCCAGTAACAACAGCCTCAGAACCAAGAATAAATATTTTTGAATATGCTGACTTTCTGTTTTTATCTTCTGCTATTAATCTAAATCTTAAAACTCTTGAATTAGACGATGTTACTTTTCCAAGTAAATCTTTTTTAATAATAACATTTTTTATTCCTTTGTCTGCCATTATCCAACATCCAAGGCAAATCTAAACTCAATATAGTTTGTTGTGTTTGCTGATTTTATAATTGGTTTTGCACCTACACTTTTAATTACAGAGTATCCAGTAAGTCCATACAAAGAATTTGTAGAAGTAATATTTTCAAGTCTTAGCCCATCTAAACAAACATAAAATAAGTCAGAAGGCAATCCAGCCTCTGTTACGCAAGCATAAATTTTTGCTACAGTAACTTCTCTCCAGTCAAAGTTATCTGTTTTGTTTAAATCTTTAAGTGCTTTTGTAGCAACAACGTATCTGTTTAAAGCAAAATTTGTTTCTTTTACTGCTGTTCCAGCAGAGTATCCTACATCATCAATATCTACCTCAAACCTTGCATACTCTTGTGAAGAGTTTAAGCCAGTATAAGAAAATTCCAATAAAATTTTAACATTGTCTGGCACTGTATTGGAGTTGGCAACTTTATTAACAACAGAAAATGCTAATCTTAGTTCATCTAATGGACTATTTTTTGTAAGATCTACTGCTGTATCGTTTAGCCTTATGTATTTAGATCCAGTGCCAACTACAATTTTACCTAACTGGTTACTTGTAAGGGTTGAATCATTTCCAACTATAGCAATAATATTATTTAAGAATCTACATCTTTCATTTCTTGCAACTCTGTCTGACTGAGTAAATATTCTATTGTCTGCATTTGTCTTAAATACATTGAGGGACTGGTTTATAATCCCGTTTTCTGCAACACCATCAAGTGGTTCATATTTTGATTCTATATCAATTGCAGCAGAACCAAATGGTTGATATAGCCAGTTGTCAGTATCTGCAAAAGAATAAATTGTTCGGCTATCAAAAGATCCAGCAATTGGGTTTGACGCAGCAGAGAATATTCCAACCTCAGTAATCTCATATCTTTCTTCTGTTGGCAACTCTGCTGTTAATACTACCTTATCTATCCCGCCCTCATTTACGAATCCTCTAGAAATAATAGGAACACGAAACATCTCAAAATCTAAGGAATTTTTTAGTGCATAGTCTCCAAAAACACCCCCATCAGAAGCCACTGGGCTAGGCCCACAGCCCACAGCAATGTGTGAGGCATATGATTGTGTCTGACCCACAAGATACTTGGCTAAAAGATTTTTACCTATATTAGTTATCATTAATTACTCCCACTATGTATTGTATCATCAAAAATACTTCCACTGTTCAATATATTAATTTCTGCTTGCTCGCCCTCTTTGACATTAACTAAGTTAATAACTAGGTCTCCGCTTATCGGATCTATGTAGACTGACTTACAGTTTGGAACTTTAACTCCATCCACCAGATCATATCCTGTACCACAAACTGGCAGATGGTCAAATATGGATAAAGATAAAGACTTAAGATACGAATCAGATGCCTGGAGTCTTAAAACATTATTTGGATTGTATTGTAGATATAAATCTGTCAAATTTTTAATCGGGGTATAAATAACCTTTTGTCCATTTACCAGGTCATGCCTAGATATAGTGGCAAGTTCATATCCTCCAATATCCTCAAATATAAGGTCTGTCATTATTTCAATAGACATGGCCTCATCATTTAAAAGAATTAAATCTGGAGTAGCAATTTTTACTGAGTTATCTTGAGATGCACTTTCTGGATATGGAAGATTTGCTGTTGCGCTTGTTGTCATTATAGAACCTCACTTAAAAATACTGTCATGTCTGGACCACTTGGACCTCTTGAAAAATCAATATTATATACAACGAACCTGCTTGATGCATTTGATGCCATACTTATTCCGTTTTCTTGATAGTCTAAACTTACTATGTCACCAAGTTGAATTGTAGGGATTGCAAATATTTTAACTCCAATAGACTTTCTTGGCTTTGATGTTTTTTCAACCATCCACTTCATTAAGTTTGATGCTTCATCTTGTGATTGAATATACGGAGTAGTTAATGAAAAATCTTTTTTCCCATAAGTCATTCTGCTTAATTTTATATCTTGATAATCTTGTTTAAATTTAAAAGGATTTGAAATTAATTTATCTGCAACAAACTGTGGGTTTGATTCAAGAGTATTCTTATTAAAATATTCATCGACTGTTAGGTTGTTATCTGACTCCTGTGTAAAAGTAATTCCCTGAATTCTTAAATAGTTCCCACTTGTTTCATCTAGACTAAGTGCAGTGTCTGTTGCATTAAATATCATAAACTCAGCACCGTATGATCCTGCTCTAAAACCAGAAACGACATATCCTTTTATTTTATTAAATGTTGGAGAGATTTTTGCAGTTAATGCTGGATAAGCCTTATCATATTTAAAATTAAACACTGCTGCTTCTCTCATGATGCTGCCAAACTCTTCAAAATATATGTCATACTTTGGAGGTTCTGAAGAACCAATTCCAGAAAGATATGTATTTTGTATCAAACCACTGATTGCATATTTTCTAAAAGACTCATTTGCGTCAATTTCAGAATCTCCAAATACAGAATTTACTGGTGCGCCCAAAGAGAATGATGTGTTTTGAGAATAGTTATTACATAGGGCATAAACATTTTCAAACATTGCTCTTGAAGACCCTCTTGTAAATAATGCTATGTTAGAGTATACTGGAAGTGGATCATTATCATCTACTGTTTTTATTAGTTTGCCGTTAATGTATAAGTAGAATCTTCTTGTCTTTCCTATGTCTTCATATTCTACTGCTAAATCATATACCGTTGGATTTTCTTCAGCAAAAACTCTTGACTGTCCAGTAAATCTTCCATCATCAACAGTGATTGTAGCAAGACCATCCCAAAGTCCTACAGGAATGGCTTTGCCATTATTAGATTTTACTTTGTAGAAAAAAACATTACTAACGCTTTGTCTATCTGTTTCTGAAAGATTACCTAGTCCAAGTGCTGCTATCTCAAAATAATATCCTACATTTGTTGTTGGATTTAACATTACTGCAATTCCAGCAGAACCACCAGCAACGTTAATATTTTTATCTGGCGTAGAACCATTTACAACATAGTAAGTTGAAGATCCATTAGTTGTCTGACCACGGTCTTCATTGCTTTCAATCTTGCCAATAATTCTTAGTCTTGTTCCAAAGTGTTTATACTTTTTCCCTTCTAATGATTTATGAACATATGAAATAAAATTTCTTGGCTTTTCTTTAGTAGCAAAGTTTGGACCAGTTAAAGAAAGTGCTGATGATTGAACCGAACCTGGAACTTGTTGAGTATTTGTGGTTATCTCTCCTACAATAGAGGTTGACAGAAAGTTTTTAATAATTCCGCTTCTAGATGAAGTTCTTGCTAAAGCATCAGAAGATATTCCAGAGTCAGTTAATTTTCCAGATGAAGCAACGGTGGTTGCAGGTAAAGTTAAATCTTTTTGAAACAAATACTCTGATGACATGTAACAACCTTTAACATTGTCATCTGATTTCCAGTAGTCAGCAATTCCAGCATTATGTGCAACAACAGTAGTTCCAAATTGTCCACGACCATGCTTTTGAACTTCTCCATTTTGTAATCTAATAACACCAGATTGCTCAAAATATTTTGGTTCAGAATAAATTCTTACAAGGCCAGTTGGATATATCTTTCCATTGAATGGAAGTTTAGAAAAATAATTTTGATAGTCTTCTGTAGAAGTTATCCAAACATTTCCAAAACCAGTAACGTTGTATTGAACTGCATCATATTTTATAATTTCTCCTTGTGAATAAAAATATCCATTATATCTTGTAATCCAATACGCTGCTTCACCAAGACTAAATGTATTATTAATTACAATGTTATTTTTTACAATTGGAACATCTGCCGAAAGATTAGAGTTTAGTGGTATAGCACTAAGAACATATGCCGACTGTCTATTTACTTCGTTATTTATTGATTTTGTATTTTCTGTTCCAGAAACTTCCCACAATAGGGCAGGCTTATAAGTGTAAAATCTTTCATCATCTAAGAGGCTTGCCTGCCTTAGAGAACCGATAGATCTTTGTATATGTCTTGTTGTGTAATTAATTACTCCATCATTGTAGACATTGTTTGTCTGGCTAGATACAGAAATCACATTTGCAAGTTTAGCATTTGCAAGTGTTTTATTTTTAATTTCATTATCTTGAAACAGATCGTTAGTTCCCCTAAGTTCAAATGTTGTTGGTCTTTGTTCTTTTGTTGGCATAATATAGTCTTTGCTCATCATAACAAAGTTATTGTATTCATCAAAAAACATTGCAGTTTGAGTTGATACCGCTAAATCTTGAAGAATTTGTGCAACGCTGTTGTCTGGCCCAACAAAGAAATATGGAATTATTGTTTCTTTTTCATTTGCCACTCTTCTAAATGTGTAATTAGAAAAACCAATATGGTCTAATAAAAGAGAAACAGCAGAACTTACAGATACTTCTGTCATTAATATTTGTGGTGCAGTTATTGATTCTAGATACCAATACATATCTCTTAAGGAAAGGGACACAGTTTTATTCATAAGATCCTGCTTGGGAAATGAATCGGCATATAGTGTTTTAATTGGAACCCAGTAATCCCAGCCTGCAACATCAACAATTACTTCATAAAACTTAAACTGAACATGTCTATTTATATATTTTGCTATAATACTTGACTGATTGTTTTCATTAAATGCTTGATCATAATCAAATATATTAATATTTCCATTAGATGCAATTAACTGTCCAACTGGTAAACCACTTAGCCCAAGATCTGATGCACTTTTATTAATTGAATAGTCTAAAGTTTTATCAGATACATTTAAAACAAGTCTTGGAGATATTTCTATAAGGTCAAAGGTTGAGTCTTTTACGTTCATTGAGTCAACGACAATTCTAATTCCAGAGATATATTCAAACTCTCTATACTGTTCTTTTCCATCTAATGATTTAGTAAATACATTTGGAGATGTAGCATCTACTACAAAGTTTGTAAGTCTATCTACTGTCTCATCCTGGATATACCAACCATACTTTGGGGTTATGATTGTATAATCTGTACCGTTCCAAATATAAAACTTGCCTATATCGTTTTCATTTTCTTTAATAAGATAAGCATATCCAACTACAGACTGCTCAGGAAGCAAAGAAATACTTGAGTATACTTCTGCAAAAACAAAATTTGCTTTCCATTCATCTGGAACAATTAGTCCATAGGATATTTCAACATAGCCATCACTTTTGATAACTGAAGATCCGTCTACTCTTCGTATTGCGGGATTAAATGAGATAACATCTTGCCAGTTTGAATCTTTTAAGAACTGAATCTTCCATTTAGTTGGAACCTTTTGATTTAACTCTCCAAAGAATGGATCTGAAAATGCTCCAGTTGGGGATGAGAAGGGGCCTAGATTTTCTGTACCAGTATGGGTTTGCATCTTAACAACAACTCTATTGGCTGGAATTTTTTCTTTATAGACAACAAAAGGACAAGCATCTTCTATAGAGTTTTGAGAACCTCTTACCTTTGAGGCAATTCCGTATTCTTGACCAGACTCTGTTCTGTATGAAGTCCAATACTTAAACTTATCATTTTTATCTGGCATATAGTACCTTGGCCTATCGGCCATAACTAGATTTGGGTGGTGCAGTTTTCCGTTCTCAAAGAACACTGCCTTGTTAATTCCAGATCTTGGTCTAAACTGATTAAAGCATTCCTCTAAAGAATAAAGAGTTTTTAACTTTTCTTTCTTTGTTAAAAATGTTGTTGGAATATTGTCATTGTCAAATGTTCCATCTACAAGAGTATCTGCATCAGTTGCTCCTGTATAAAAATTTCCATCATCATTAATATCAAAACCTGTTGGAAGTGATGAATAAATAGATCCAGACTGCGTTGGTCTATATCTATAGTTACCAATATGTTTTATATTGGTTGGTATGTTCATATTCCATTCTGCTGTTATTATTGACTTGTTCCGTACCGTCGGAGAAGTCTCTAAAAATGTTTGCAGGTCTTTGTCTTCAAACATTATACTTCTTCCAAAGTTATTGAGACGTTCCAGTAATCAAAGTTAGTTCCTCTTTTTTCAACAGAATATGAAAAATCACTAATAAACATTTCTATAAGTTGATTGTATTGCCCAAGGTGGTCGTATGGTTCTGATGTTCCCTTAAAAATTCCTTTTCTATCATATGCAAGAAATACCCAGAAAGATCCCTTATGTGAATCATACCACTCAAGCATATCTGCTCCACCTGCTCCGCCATCAGTTGTATAGGATACATATGGAGAGGCTCCAGTAACAGTATCAAAACTTGGAATGTTTGCATGGGATCTAGAAGGAATTAAATTCCAACTTGTACTTAGTGTTATTTTGTCTGCAATATGATATGATCTCATGCGACCATTAATCATTCTTTCACGCTTTTCAATTCTTTCTTCTGAAAAATCAAGTGGCTGTCTATTATCATCAGTAATAAACAAGAATTGATCTAAAAGGGTTTGGTCTTCAACACTTTCTGGGTCTACTCCAACTTCATATCCGTAGGGGATGTACAAACCATCTTTAAGAGTGCCAGAGTTTTCAGACCACAGCATACCGCTTGGTCTGTTGTATTTCTTACGACCCTGAACATAGGTGACTCTTGGATCAATTTCTGGCATTTAATGACACCCCTCTAATTCTTCTATCATCAACTTGTTTAATTGTTGACATCACTGCTTGTGCAATTTCATTTGGATTAGCATTTGTTTTTGCATTAACAGTTAATGTATATGTATTATTATACACTGCCCCGCTATTAAGATCTCCATTATTCATTTTTTTCATATGATCTACACCGTAAGAATCTACAGCATACTTGCTCATTACAAATTCTCCTGGAGTTAGCATTGCTGGCACTGTATCAGTACCCTTTGCAAAACCACCTGCAGCAAACATTTTTGGAACCATTCCGCCTGCACTTAGCCCCATAGACTTCATTGCTTGTCCAGTATATCGTGCCGTAGATAGCGCTCCTGCTGTTCCACCTAAAGACTTTGTCATTGTTTTTGAACTTAAAAGCGCTCTTGACATATTAATTGCAATTGATTCTGGAGAAAGATTTCCTTCAGCAAGAGCAACGGCCTTGTTTAAACTTGTAGTATTTGTTGCTTTTCTAATAGCAAGCGCTGAAATTCCAGCAGCAACTTTTCCAATCTCTGCTGACTGACTTTCAAGTTCTGCAATGGCTGCTGCTGCTGCTAACGCTGCTGCAGTTGCTTCTGAAAGAGCAGCATTTGCTTCTGCTTCTGCATCTGCTGCTGCTTTGTGAGCATCTTCTGCTTCTTTATTTGCTTCAGGTGATGCCTCTGGATCTGGAACATATGGCTTTGAAATTATTGGACTTGGTCCTTGTGCTGCAGAGTTACTTGATGTATTCCCTGGTTGAGCCTGATATGCTGCAATAAGTTTTGCTTGAATCTCTAGTGCAAGTTTCATAGAATCAACAAATGCTGCGCTCTTAATTAAGGCAAGGTCTACTTGATTTTTAATTGCTTCCCAAGCATCTTTTGTTAATCCAAGAACGGTAAGACCTTCTATATCTTTGTCTAATACTATTTGTCTTAAACGAATAAACTCTTGTGCTGGTTCTAGTTTATCTTCTTCAATTTTAAATATTTTATCTTGAAGATCTTTAATTTCTTTTTCAAGGTCTAGTCTAGTTTTTCCACCCTGAGTTTTTACTCTAGACAATTCATATTCTCTAGATTTTTCTATTGCATCTTTTTGTTTTGTTACAGCATCTGCTGCTGCCTGGGCTCTCATATCCTGTACGGCCCGTGCTGCTGCTGAAATATCGCCAGAGGTTAGTGCCTCAGCAAGAGTTAGTTGACCCTTTTGCTGATTAGAAATGGAAGAGTTTAACTTTTCTACTTCATCTAAAGCCTTAATTCTTTCATCATACTTATCATTAATTTTTTGCTCTTGATCTTCAATACCTTTTAGTGCTGCTTCTTTATCATCTATCTCATATTGAATTGCTGCAATTGTATTTTGTGCCTCTTTAATTATTGCATTTTGTGATTTTGTATCTATTTTAAACTGTATGTTTAGTGCTGTCTCTTGAACATCAAAAGCCTGCATTGCATTGCCAAACCCCTTATCAAATAAACCTTGCATAAATTCAACGGTAGACTTTAATTGATTTAGTCTTGTATTAAACAACTCAACTAATTCACTTAACTCTCCTAATGCAGCCATAATAACTGCTGGTGGTGCTCCAATTGTTTGCAACCTCTTTACTTGTGCTTCTTTTGCTTCTAACTGACTTTCCATTAATTTTAAGTTTTCATCTGATGAAATTGCAAAAGCATCTTCTGCTCCATACTTTGATCTTAGTCTTCCTTCTTGAATTGTGTTTTTCTTAAATTGTGCGATATCTGTTTTTACCCCGCTAATTGCTGCATATTTTTCTTTTTCTTTTGTTAAACGCTTATAATTATTAATTAAAGTTTCTAGATTTTTATTACTTACGCCATTAGCAATTGCTTCTGCAATTCCTGCATCAGTAACTAATTGGTATGCCTCTGCTACTGGAACTCCAAGGTTTGCCAACTTATTAAAGGCAGTGGATTGATTTTCAATAGCCTTGAGGTCTGCCTCCATGCTAGACTTCCAGTCACCCATAGTTATTGAGTTTAATGCTTCCTGAATATTTTTAGCATCTTCTTTTAGTGCAACAATATTTCCTTTATTGTCAAACTTAAACAATGAGTTCTTTTTCTGTTCATATACCTTTGGATCCATGCCGACGATTAGTTCGATAAAGTCTTGGCTTGTACCTAAGCCTCTTAGATCGTTTTCTATACCGCTAAATACACTGATGGTCTTGTTACCACCAAACAGTTTATCTAATGCCTTACGAGAAGCACCCCAGCCTTCTGTGACCTTGATCTGGTTCATTCTTACATCTCTTAGTTTCTTTACTAAGTCATCTAGTGGTGAGGACTGGACTTTGTTTCCATCGCCATTTGGGGTTGTTCCTGTTGGAGCCTTTGTTCCTACTGATGTATTATCTGTAACGGCTTTGTATCCTTGTGCTTCTCTATATTTTTGTATTTTATATGAAATACTACCGCTGACTCCTGCTCCTCCATGTGGTGCTGGCTCTTTGAGCCAAGCCTTATAGTCTTCACTTGCTTCAATTTGTGGTTCTGGAATATTAATTATTGATGCAATAGTAGTTGTATATACAAGTTTTTGATCATCTGTTAATGTTTTAAAATATGCTTCGTCAAAGTTTGCGGTCCCTTTAAGTTGTGGCATTATATTATAAACAGCATCTATTGTCTTTGGCTTTTGTGTTTCAATTGCATCAAGAACTCGATTTAGTTCCTCGTATGCTGTTTTATTTTTTGGATCTACATAAAAACTAACCATAAAGTCTGATGGTATAACTGTATTAAGATTATTTAATTTGATCATGTTCTTTGTAAAATCAAGAGCATCTGAGTCTTTTTCAAATGCTTCTACCTTAGTTATAAATTTTGTTTGAACTGTTTTATTAATGTCACCCTTTGCATTAAGAATGTTTTGTGCTGCTACACCTATTGACTCAGATGTTGCACCAGAAAACTTTGTAATAATGTTCATCATCTTTGGTGCAATGTCTTTATTATCTGTTGCCATTTGCAAAAGAGTTCTAAATACGGCTGGAGGAATATCTCCACTTGCCATCTTTGCTTGAATTAAAAACTCTTGTCCACTATCAATAAGACCATCTTTTCTTAGATTTTTTGATTGCTGATTTACAGTATCTATATATGCTAACTGGTTAGGATCATTTTTGTATTTTGCAGTTGTGGCTTTTTTCATTCCAGACATCATTGCTTCTTGAAGTCCACCAGCACTATTGTATTGAGATACTATGTCTCCTTGCATTTTTGCTTGGGCTGCAGTTAGTTGATCTCTTTTTCCAACTTTGCCTTTTTCTTTATCTCCTAAATACTCTTTCTCTAGTTCTAACGCCTCATTAATTTTACCCTGCAGCCTTAACTCTTCAATTTTTTTCTGATAATACATATCAAGTGAATCTAGCATTTGTTTATTTTGTTCCATTGCAATTTTAGCATCTACTGCGTAGGTTGCTCCAAGAACTGCTGCCTCTTTTGCATATTTCTTTGAGGCAAAGTATCCACCAATTGCTCCTACTGCTGTTCCAATTCCAGCACCTATAATTGCTCCTGCTAGAGTTCCTGCAGGTCCTAGTGCTGTTCCAATTCCAGCACCTGCTGCTGCTCCACCAAGAGCCGAAGCGCCTATACCTAGTCCTTGTGTTACTTTTTGTCCAGCAAGTTGTTGCAAAACACCAGCATTTTTTACATTATCAGCACTAGTTTTCATATTCGTTGCATTTGCATTTACCATATTTATTCTAACATTCAATGGATCGTTAACAAGGTTTTCTCCATTTGGTCCAAGCAAACTTTCTAATTGAGCAATAACCTTTATACCAATAGACATATCTCCTGCTTGTCTAGCAGCATTCATAGCCAAACTTTTTGCCTGTGACATATCCATAGCGCCAGACATAATTGCTGCAGAAAGTTGGCCACCTAAATCTTTCACTGCAACATTTCCCTTACCTTCAGCGTTCTGTTTTGAAATTCTTGCAGTCAAAGCCTTTCCTTCTGCTGTTTGAGCATATGCTTCTCCATATGTAGTCTTACCAGTTGCTGGGCCAAGCATTGCAAAAGAATTTTTTCTTCTTAGGTCCATTTGTTCTGAGGCTGTTGTCTTACCACCAAATTTTGCTATAGTCTGTAATGCAGATGTAGATCCTTTAAACTTTTCACCCTCTTCTAAAACCTGATCTGCTGCTTTATCAAATGACATTCTCAAGGCAGCAAATGATCCAACTGTTGCAAGAAGTCCTACTGCTAAGGCTGAAGCAGGACTTTTTAACATTGGAATTATCATAGACAATCCCATAAGTGGCATCATTAATTTTTGTGAGATTTCTCCAACTTTACCTGGTACCATAGAACCAATCATTGCTGCACCTGCTGCCATTCCGACACCGCCAGCAATTCCCATACCACCCTTACCTGCTACTTTTGCATTTTGTCTATTATTTTTAAGTCTTTGCAATTTAGTGGTTTCAAATTTACCATTTGCCATTGAAGGTCCCATTGGCGTTCCAGAAACTGAAGGTGCTGGTGTAAACTGTGCTGCTGCTCTTTCACTAATAATTCTTTTTTGATATGCTACAGAGTTTGCTAATTTAGTTCTTCTTTCCATTTGTCTACGCATAGACTTGGCATCTGCATCCATTGGACCCATGCCGTATAGTTTAGTTCTTGATGCTGCCATCTTTGCTTGTGTTTTTGCTTCTGCCCTTTGGCGCTTTTCCATTTGTCTACGTAAAGATTTAGCATCTGCATCTATTGATCCCGTTCCATACAAAGCAGTCCTTGATGATGCTGCTGCGGATTGAGATATTGTTTTTCCAATAGTGGCACCAGCAGCCTTGGCTTTTGCAACAGATCCTTTTACTCCCGCAAGAATTGCGTTTACAGTTGCATTCTTTGATCCTGGGGCATTTGCTTTTCCAACAATTCTTCCCTTGGGGCCTTGACGAACCGATGAAGCAACACTCGCTGGAGCAAGTCTTGTATCCTTTATGCTGCCAGAGTCTGATTTTAACTTTCCGTTATTTGGCTTTGTTGGTATTGGCTTTAGGTTACCCTTTTTGTCTTCAAGTACTTCATCTGGCTTTACCAAAATTGAACGATGGAAGTTATAAACCTTTTTCCAGTCTGCGTTTAAGCCAGCCTGAAGTCTCTTATACATATCTTCATAAACTTTTTTGGCTGGATCTCCAGTCTTAAGTTTAAAGCCATCTATAGTTTTTCTTAATTTTGGAAGAGTTCTATTGATTTCTTCTTTTATTTTTCTTTCATATTCATCTGCAGACTGAATATTTTGTGGAATATCAGCAGTGGCATTTCCAAACCAGAAAGGAGAGCCATTAGCATTTGGTCCTGTAACACCCTTAAAGTTATGCATAGCAATTGCTTCCATTGATGGAAGACCACTTGAATAGGCTCTTTTACCAGAGGCTGTATCAAATACACCTGCAGCGCCAACATCGGCTACAACATTTCCTCCAAGGTTGCCCTTCTTAAGGTCTTTGTCTCCACGAAGGGCTGCTGCTACTGTTTGCTTAATATATTCTTTTTCAGTAAAAGTTTTTGGCATTGTGTTTGGATCAAATCTTGAGTCATACGGAGATTCCAAAACAATAATTTTTCTTTTTTTCTTAACATCTGGTTCATCAATATCTGTAGGATCAATCATTGTTTTGATTGTTTGTCTTGGTGCTAGTAAGCCTTGTGCTCTAGCAATCTCAGTTCCTCTTTTTTCTGCTATAGCGTCTAACTCACTCAGCATTGGTTTTACAAATACTTTTGACCCATCTGGCTTTGTAAATATTCCGCCGATGGTTGACATAAAATTACTTCTACCAGAACTCTGTGTTTCTTGAACACCAAAGTTTGTAGGCTTCTTTGCTCCAAAGGCAGTTTGAGATGCCTCTATTGCAACTGCTCTTAGTTTTTCTTTGTGCTCCATTGCTTTTTCAAGATCAAGCAATTGTGGGGCTGATAGCGGTGCTGCAACCTTTGTTTTCTTTGCTGCCTTTGTGCCTTGAGAAATTACAGGGGTTGTTCCTGCTCCAAGTCTGTTCATATTAACTACTGTTCCTTCTGGAACTTGAACTCCATGGTATGTGCCTGCTGGAAGAGTTATAGTTGATGATCCAGTTACTACTCTTTTTTTACTATTAACTCTTTCATCAATGCTGTAGTCTAAGATTAAACCTTGTCTTTTTGCCTCATCAAGAATTTTTCTACTTTCATCAGGTGTAGTTCCTAATCCCTTACCCATATTAAATCTATAGTCTGTTGCATACAATCCTTGAGATTTTACATAGCCTGGGTCGTTTGGACTTATTATTTTTGGAATTTCTTTCTTATATAAATTGTCAACTATTGAATCATTTATAAATGGGCTTTTAGATTCTTGAATTGACTTTAAGAATGCATTATCTAGCGCTTGTGCCTGTACTGCAGACATTCCAGATGGAGACCATTTGCCTGCTCCACCCTTAATCCATTCATCTATAAACTGTTGCTTAGGTACTCCACCAGTTAGGCTAGGCATTGCTTTATTCATCCACTCAGGGAAGTTGAACATAAGACTGTGCTTTGTTGTTGTTACTGGTGGCAAACCTTGTGATATTAGAACCTGTTCCATAGTTATAAGTTTTAACTTTTGATCGGGAGACATATTAGGATTGCTCTTAATAATGTCTGATATTAGTCTTGGCTCGCTGCGTCCGCCTACGTGTGTTTCATTAATTGCAACTGATTTAGCATCTGTTGTTGCTGCTACTTCAGGAGCAAATGCTAATCCTTGAACTCTTCCGCCTGCAACCATGTGTGCAATGGCTGGTCTATTTGCTGGATCCTGTGCTGATTGTTGAGGGATTACTGCTTCGCCAGGAGTTAGGTCTGCGTTTACGCTATCTTTATTTCCAGTTCCTGGAACGCTTGTTGTTCCTTTACCATATTTTTTAGGTGTAGGCAAGCGCTTTCCAGCACTGGGACCCGTAAATCCTATTTGTGCTGCAATGGCTCTTCTGTATGCATTTGCCAACATGTTAACTGCTGCTGTTTCAGAAGTAAAAGTTTGTCTTAATCTTTGATGAACCTGATCAAGTGATGCTGCAACTGCTGATGCTTCTAACTGTTCTTTAGTTAAATAGTTTGTCTGCTCGCCTAATATTTGACTTGATTGGCCTGTTCTGTTGTACATAGATTTTAATCCTGCAAACATTTTAATTATGTTAGCAACAGCGTTTGCAATCAAACCAAATCCCATTAAAAGAACTGGTCCAACACCAGCAAGGGCAACTGTAAGAATAGTTAAGAATTTTTTAGTACCGTCTCCTAAGTTATTAAACTTGTCAAGAATTTTTCCAACAAACTCAACAATAGGGGTTAATGCTTTTAAGAATTGTTCTCCTACTGGAGCAATAGCCAATTTTAAATCTTCCATTGATTTTTTAAATTTGTATGTTGTTGTATTCTGAATTTTATCTAATTCTCGTTGTGACAAGATTGCAAGTTCTTCTGTAGTTGCTTTTGTTAATGATAAGACTCTCTGTGCTTGTGTACCCTGGGTTGTTACGTTTTGGAACAGTGTGGAAAGTCTTGAAAACTGGAACTTACCAAATAGTTGTTCAATAGCACGAGCACGGTTAAGTGGGTCAAGAGTATCAAGTGCTTGTGCAAAACCAACAACAGTTGCTTTAATGTCTCCTTGGTTGGCTTCAACAATTCCTTTAATATTTACGCCAAGTTCTCCAAGAAACTTGCTTGCCTTTGTTGATGGATTAATTAAAGATGCAAGACCAGACTTAAGTGCGTTGGCGCCTTCGGATGCATTGATTCCACCTTCTTTCATTGCTGTAAGGAAAAATGCTAAGTCTTCAACGTTTCCACCAAGTTGCTTAACAACTGGTCCAGCCTTTGGAATTGCTATTGTTAAATCTTCAATAGATACTACAGTCTGGTTTTCAACTGCGTTAAGGAAATCAATTTTGTTTGCAAGATCTTCTGCTGCAACGCCAAAAGCGTTAGTTACAGAAATTGTTGTCTCTAATGCCTGCGTTTGTTCTACTCCGCCAAGAACTGCAAGCCTTGTTGCCTGTACAACTTGTGCAACTAATTCTGCACCCATCTTGCCCATTGCTGCAGCATCTGCAGCCATTTTCATTGTGTCTTCTATTGCAACGCCATACTTAGTATATTCTGTTGCAAGTTTTTGAATTTGCTTAACCATTGCATCAGTTTCTGCTTGTGTTGTAAACATTTCTCCATACACACGCTTAAACCTAATTGCCTGCTCTTCAAGTTTCATAAATGTTTTTGAAGCAACTGTACCAAGCATTGCAAGTGGAACAGTAAAACCAACCATTAACTGACGTCCTGCCCACTGAGTATTCTTACCAAAGTTTAGGAGATTGGTTGATCCTTGTCTTAATAATTGATTAAGTAGTTGTTGTCTCTGTGCAGCGATGGCTGTTTGTGTACCCAGATTTTTCATATCAAGCGTTAGAGGTCTTACCGCAATTGCTTGTAGTGCTCCATTGGCACCTCTGCCCATCTTTACATACTGGGTCTGTATATCTTTTACACGCTCTCGTGCAACTTTATTTAATGTTTCAAATTCAGATCTAAAGAATCTTCCAAAAGTTTTTGTTGCTGCTCCAGTATATCTAAAATATTCTCTAGATGTTAACTTGTTTCTTTCTAAAGCATTAGTAAAAGACTCTGTACTTGATGTTACTGTTCGCATAGATGCTTGGAATTTTCCAGTAGCATTTATGCTGTTCATCAAGTTCTGTGCTTGATTTGCTGCTACCGCTGAGGCTGCGGTACCAGACTTTGCCATTTGTGTATGGAAGGCTGATATTTGACGTTGTAGAAGTTTTAGACTTGCTAAAGCATCAGACGTATCAATATTTACATGAATATTGGATTCTACATCAGCCATCCATTAACACCTCTTTATTTAGTTATTTGCAAGGTTGCCGAGTAGTGATGCGTCAGAAAGTTTAATTCCTGATGCCTCTTCGACAATCTTGTATACTGTTGGAAGATCTAGATTTTCTTCTAGGGCTTCCTTGTCTTCTGCCAATTCTGGCTTGTATTGTTTCATTGCGATTTGAACACAGTCCATTAACAAATCCATAGACTTTTCGTTATCTTCTGCGACCTTTGCAATGTCTTCAAACTTCTTCATAAACGGACGAAGTAGAGAAATCTTAAGTGGTCTTACCTTGATCTTTGTTCCGTCGATCAGAGTTACTGTCTTTTCTTCAGTGGCGATTGCCATTTATTCCTCCTTATAAGGTTTAGTAAAGTATACCACAAATCAGGCTTATTTTCCGCCTATTCGTAAACCTCATAATCAAGGCCCATGCCAATACCAAACCCTGCTCTTTCAGCATTTACTCCTTGTAGGGCCAGAATATCATTTCCATTTCCTGTTGCACCCTTGCTAAACACTCTAGCCTTCATATCTTCCCATTCATTACCGCTACCAGAATTTTTGTCTAAATCTACTCCCTGCATAGCAGCAGCAAACTTTTTATCACTGTAGTCTAATTCTCTTTTTATCTTTAGTGTGGCTGTTAGTTCTTGCATAGACATTGATGACTCTAATTGATCATAGTCTTTCCATATACCGATTAAAAAAACCTCTGACTCTAGTTTTGCTAAGTCTAAGGTTTCCCATGTTGATCCACTGTCAACTGCCTGATTTTTAACAGTGTCTTCTGACTTCTCGTTAATTTTGATTCCTGCTGCAACATCAATAACATCATAGATAGTTGGTAAGTCTAGGCTATCTTCTAAGTCTTCAATAGTTTTAATTGATGGGCAATATTGTTGCATTGCAATAAGAGCGCATTGAGCCAAAATAGATATTGATTCATCATCACTTTTTGCTTCTTTAATTTTTTCAAATGTTTCTAAAAATTCTCTTAGGTATTTTATTTTTAATGGGGCAGCAACAATAACTCTATCATCTACTAGTGATATTTTCTTTGTATCATATATTTTTGTTGCCATTATATAAGTATACCAAACAGAAAGGCCCAACCCCGAAGGATTGAGCCTCTCATATTAAGTTGTATTATGCTGATAGTGTGCGGTCTACGATCTTACCGTAAGACGCATTATCGTTTGGAAGAAGACGGAATGAAACTTCAAACATTGAAGCCTCGTCGCGCTTTGCAGATACTGTTACGTTCTCAATTGAGAGTGCACGGTATGCTACATAAATTCTTTCCTTTGGATCTAGAGAAGAACCAGAACCTGGTCCTACTGCTACTAGACCACGCTCTAGTGGAACGTCGCCAATATCTCCAGCAGAAATCTTCATTGTTTGAAGTCCTGATGCTGTTGATAGATCTCCTGTATCTCCTGCAATTGCTACTAGAAGATTCTCTAGTGTTGCTTCTGCGAAAGATGTATTTAGATTAACTGTCATACCTTGCTTGAATAAACGAGCAACGTCGAGAAGTTGATCTACTGCTACATCACCAAAGTCTGGTTGGAATGCGAGTTCTAAACCATTTGATGTGTATCCTATGTTTGTGTAATCTTCGTCAAGTGACAAAGTTTCCTTATAGGATGTTGCGGATGCTGTAAGTGCTGGAAGATCTAACGCTGCTTGAGTGTCAGTGATTGCTCCTGTTGCGTCTACGTATCCGATTGGGCCTGCATCATGCGTAAATAGTGCTGCTGCACCTACGATAATGTTACTACTTGAACCACGGCTGTATGCCATATATTTCACCTCTTTCATTTTTATTAAAAGGGGGTTGTTTCCTCACCTTAATTATACAACCTTTTTATTATGCTGGTAGTTCTAATGGGTGCCAGTCGTAGTCGATAATTATCTTATTCCCCGCATAAGTACGGGCTGTTCCAAAGTCAACTATGTCTCTAGTTTCTTCGAGTTGGTATATCTTAAAATTGTGAAAGAACATAGGCTTAGAATCTATGGTCTCATAATCTAGGTTTGCTTGTGCCCATTCATTAAGGTCTTTTGCTGAGTCGTCACCGTTATCAAGTAAGTCGCTTACCTGTTGCTGTGTTATAACCATATTCCTTTGTGCGTCATTTCCTACTGAGTAAAAATAATATAGAAGTTGCTCACATTTAATGTATGGGAATGGAGTCCTTCTCATTTTAAACATTCTGTCGTATACTCCAAATACCCCGTTACTCTGTGGAAAGGTTTCAGTTAGTGCATCAATTTCTGTTGGAAGTGTTGGGAAAAAATATGTTGTTCCTTGAGAGTTAAATCCAGGATCTATTTTTGCTGCTAAGTATGCGTTAATAATTGTAGGTGGGTGATGAATAAGAGCCATTATGCACCCATCCCTGCGTTAGCAATCCAGCGATATCCAGTTGAAAGACCTTTAGCCTTACCAATTCTTTTGCCTGCTGGCATATCTTTTTTATATACCTGTGGATTTTCAAGATATCTTGCAACGCCACTTGTTCTTAAAAACGCTTGTGAGAAATATTTATTAAAAAACATGTCAAAGACTTTTTCAAAACCGCCTTCTACTTCTGTTCCTCCAGGGTTTAAAATTTCTACAGGCCCTCTTGTAAACACCGTTTCTCCGTTATCATCAAACGCTAATATCTGTGCAACTCTTGGTCTAATTGTAACTGGAATTCCTTCTTCCATGATTCTTGCTTTATCATAAAATGGTGTGCGTGATCCATCTTTAATAGATTTAGACTGACTAAAAGATGATCTAAAAGATAGTCCTAGATTGCTTGTTGTGTATGAAATATCGTATAGCCTTGCTTCTGGGCTTCCAGTCATAGTCCATTCATAAACATGATGAAGCATCTGTGGGTTAACCCTTGCATTAGAATCTATAAACTCTTTCATTATTTCTACTGTTTCCATTCCTAGAGTTTTTAGGAATACAGTCTTTCCTCTTTGAATGCCCTCTAAAAATCCTACAGAATAATTAACAATATTGTTCATATCTTTTTTAAATTGTTTTGAATTAAATGTTGTTATCATACATCACCTGATTGATTTTCTGATCTTCTAATTACAATTTTGTAAGATTCAACTACACCAAATGGACCAGTAAAAGGTTCATAAGTTGCTACCTCAAACAAAGTACCTTTACCAGATCTTGGACCCGAAGTCTCCATATAAACAAGGTTTCCTTCTTGGTCTTTGATGTCAGATATTAAGATATTTGTTAGGGCATTTTTGCTATCTAGCAAAGAAATTCTGATGTCAGACTTTATTCTTCCAACTAAGATTGAGTTCTGTGTAATATTTACGTTCGGTTTTACCTCTTCTTTAAATGCTGATCCACCTGAAGAAAAACTACAAGCAAAAACTCTATCAAGAACCCACTGCTTTTTAATTACTCCAAAGTCACCCTGATCAACTATTGGATGATATAAAGATGCCTGCATTGGGAACATAAAGTCTGGTGTTTCGCAAACTGTCATTATAACACCCCAAGTTTTGTAATAGACTTAGCATACTTTGAAAGTATCTTGTCTACAATTATATTTCCCGTTCCTTCGAAAAGACCCTTGTCAAATTGAATTCTAAATTGATCTGTATTGTAAGAAGAAATAAATCTCTTGTAATAATCTAATTTGCCACACTCTATATCGTGAACAAGCATTTCTGTTGCTCTAACAATGTCTGATGGAACTGCAGTATATCCATGCTCAACAGTTACTAGATAATCCCAACCTCTTCCAAACCCTCTATAGATAAACTGAGGATCTAGTGAGTCAGATGCTGCTGCAGGCAAAACTAGTGGTGCTGATTCTGCTCTATTAATGTTGTCTGTTGACTTTTCAATAATTGCTGTCTTGTCTGACGAGACTTCGTATTCTCTATCTTCTACTAATTTATTGTTTTCATATACCGTCAAAACTTTTTTAACATCATCCCAAACTGGAAGATAATCTGCTCCAGTTCCTTCAAAGTGTAAAACTTTTTTCTTATAATAAAATCCTTCTGGAATTACAGAATCTATTACCGCTCTTGCAATTTCTTCATTTAAAGCATAGGCTGCAATGTCTGATGCTGTTGTTGCCTTTGTTGATGGGGCTACATAAGGTCTTACGATTTCATAAGTTTCATCTTTAAGAATTGTTTCTCCAACTGCACCAAGATTTTTAACAATTTCAAGCCTATAAGAAGAATCATACTTTCCTGGCAAAGATATATTAAGAATGTTTCCTGATACTTTATTTAAAAATGTTAATGTTGATACTGAAAGATCCGCCATATCTGTTATGCTGGCAGTTATTGTTGATGATGTGATTCCAACAGGAACAACAAAATTAACAGATATATCTGCGTATGGCGAAACTCTCAATATCTCCATCTTTAATTATCCAAAAGCCTTTTCGACTTCTTCAGGTGTAGCAATACGAACATGTGAGCGAGTTAGCCACTTGTCTGCTTGCTTTTGTGTTACGATGTTGTAGCCCCTATTAAGAGTTCCAACCTCTTCCCAACGAACGCTCTTTGTTGAAAAAAGCGCTACCTTTCCTGAAAGGTTTACATCTGTGTTAATTGTCTTACTTGCGCCGTCTGCTGCCATTGATCCAATAGCACCTGTCTCTGTAAAGCCTAGTGCTTGAACTGGCTCAACTGCTGCTGGTGCTTCTACCACTGCTTCAACTACTGCTTCGACTACAGGTTCTACTGTAGGCTCTACTGCAACTTCTACTACTGGTGCTTCGACATGGTCATTCTCTTCTGCATTTTCTGCTGAAAACGGATTGTTATAATTATTATTTTCCATTGTATCCTCCTTGTTTGTATTATATCATTAAAGTATTAAGGGGGACAGGAGAGTGAACTCCCGCCCCCCATTAAAGGTACTGATTACAGATTATGAATCTGATGCAGAATCAGCGAATGCAATTGCATCCTCTTCTTCCCACTGAATACCAAAGCGGACGAATACTGTGTACTCAATTGTGTCCTTCTTTGCTACGTACTCACGGTTTACAACGATGTCGCGCTGGAATCCCCATACACGGTTTGCAGGGAATGTCAAGTCGATATAGCCTGCTGGGTAGTAAGGAACTTCCTGAACTTCAATTCCGAGAACACGTGTTGTACGTGCTCCACCGAATGTCTGTCCTACGCCATCAAGGTATGATTGACGATTTGACTGTGTGCTTCCGATAGGAATTCCTGAAAATGCTTCAGCAACTGCATCTGCAAGGGTACCGTTATTCTTAACGATTCCTCCAAATGTATCTGTACCTGCGTAGAACTTAAGATTGTTCTTAAGTGCACGGTACTTACGTGGCATTGCATTAATGATTCCCTGCATAACTTCAGGTGTCCAGGCGTTATCTGCTACAGTTACAACTGACTCATGTGCTTGTCCAGCACCTGTTCCAGTCTTTGCTTTATTGATAAATCCGTCCATGATTGACAGGAATGAACCTGTTGAACCATCACCGTTGATAGCGAGATCTTCGATATCGTTTGCGAATGCGTTGGTCATTAGGCGTACCAAGTGATCTTCTAGAGCGTCACCTTCTACACCATCTTCCAATGATTCTGCTGTTACTTCCCAATCAAGACGAATCTTCTTGGTAGTAAGTTCGACCTTAGAGAATGTTGCACCTGTGTTTGTGTATGTACCAATTGCTTGCGCTGCTGCACGAATTACACGCTCACCGACGTTTACCTTCTCAAGTTCCATAGAATTAGCCTTCATTGTTACACGACGGCCATCCTTTGCTAATACTGTTGCATCCCAAACATAGTCGATAAAACGACGTGCCTGCTCGGGGCGCAAAATTCCAGAAGCCGCTGAACCACTAGGGTTTACAGCATTGGCTCCGCTTGTAGATCCAAGTGTCGCTGTTGGAATATTTCCAAGTGTACTTGCACCTGGTGTTGATACTCCACCAATTCCACCTGATGCGAAAGCACCTTGACCCTGGTAAAGCCCTGGTGCTGTTGCACCGAGATCTCCACTTGCGCCTGGCTGGTTTTTGATTATTTCTTCTGACATATTGTCACCTCCTAGTGATTTTTTCATTTGAATAGATCGGCTGTTTTGAGGAAACTACCGCCCCATAGGGATTTTTCAACCATTTCAGGTTGAGACTGAAAGATATCGCCGATATCTCCAGACTTTCGGAATGCGGTTTCTGCTTCCACAGCGTCTACTCGTTTTCCAAATTCATTAAACTCACCTGAAACTGCTGCAATATCTTTTGCAACTGCTTCGAATGAATCTTTTACTGTGTCAATGTCTACCTTTGAAGACTTAAGAAGTTCTACTTCTGCTTGCAAAGACTTTACTGTTGACACTAGATCGCTAAAGGCTGATTCTAGAGTATTTTTCATTTCAGTAACTGCATCTGCAATTACCTCTTCTGACTTAGATACTTCTACAACTGCTTCAACTACTGTTTCGACTGCTTCAGCATCTTCTGCCTTAACAATCTCTTCTGCTACAACATCATCAGTTTTAGCAACTTCTGTTGCTTCAACCTCTTCTGCCTTAGCAATTTCTTCAGTAACTTCTACAACTGCCTCTGGAGCGACCACAACATCTTCAATTACGTCTGTCTTTTCAACTTGTGTTTTTGATTTTGTCATAGGTTGTACCTCCTTGTTAATCTTAGAAGTATTAATGCCTTTAGCACTATCAACTAAGAATTTTATCATGTCTGTTTTTTCATTATCCGTTTTTTCAACGAAACCTATATTTGCCATTTGCTCACCAGTAGTTGGACTTAACTCTGATTCATTTTCTGAAACCATAACAATGCCTGATTCCTTGTCATAAAAAACATTTTCTAAAACTGTTTCGTCACCCTTAACAACATCTACTCCGTCAACTTTTTCAACAGATACAATGTTTGCAAACTGATTTGCTGGGGAATCTACAAGACTCAACTCAATCAAATCGTATTGCTTAATAATTCTAATTGCTTTGTCTGATTTCTCGTCAAACCCATCGTCCCATTTGTTCATACGTCCACCAATAGAAAAACCAGTTAGTGTTCCATCTAGAACCTTTTCCCAAGTATCTTGTGCACCCTTTGAAACATATGCTGATACGAATACACCGTTATAAAACTTCTTTGAGTCTGGATCAAAATATTTATCTGCTTTGAATGAAACCATCTTGCCTACTGCTAGTGGCTGATGCATTTCTCTGATGTTCCCTCGGAATTTTGCAAAGGCATCCATTGATGCTTCTGCTGTTACAATGTCATCTTGCTTATCGACATTGTCTAAAGATGCAAAACCAGAAACGACTCTACGCTCTTTGTCCACTTTGGTAAGGGGCATAGAAAGACGAAGATTATTCCCATCAGTATTCCAATGGGCTTTGGATATATTGCTCACCATTATATTATACGCCCTTTTTTACACATATATCACAATATGGACATATGGGACATTAAGGAGTTTTTCTTCCCTCTCCTTTTGGGGCTCTTCCAGCAACTGTTGAAGTGCTGTCTGAATTATTATTTGTTCTTGCAGAGTCTCTGGCTCTTGTAGTTGTTGCTTCTGCTGCTGCAGTTGCTTTAAGATCTAAGACCTCGTCGCCACCTTCTCTTTGTGGCATATCCAAAAGAACTCTTGCCTCGTTTGGAGTCATAATTTGATTCTTAACATATCTTTCAAGAATTTGAGACTGTGCAATTTCATCTGTTAAGGTTAATTCATTAAAAACAAACTCAAGAATATCGGTTTTTTCACGGACAATCTTGTTGATCATTTTTTCAATTTGTCTTTGTGCTGGTCTTGCTACCTGCTCTTTAAAGGTGCGATCCTGTGCAAGTGCTGCTGCAATAGATCCAGAATCGCCACCTCCAAGTTTAGACAATGGAACTTGATGTGCTACCAGAATGTCATCACGGTTTTGTTTACGATACTCTTTAAAGGAGCCATCTTGTATACCGTCTTCAATGGGATCCATTTTAAACTCTACCTTATTGTTTTCGCTATCTCCTGGTAATGGAATATATAGAGTTCTATGTGACTGCCCTCTGAGATTTGTCTGTAAGAATCTAAACATCTTATCTTCTGCGTCTCCAGAAAGTTTTGCACCCTTTAGGGTTACAACGTATCTTGGTACTGCTTTATTTGCAAAGTAATCAATATTGTATTGTGAAGCAAGTGAGTCTCCATGCAATGAGTTAATTGCCGACATAATGTCTGGCACTCCATAGAATGTGTTAAGAGGCGAGTACTGCTTAAAGTGAATAATTTCATTTGGTCTAGCATCTGTAGTTAGTGGATTCTGATTTTTTGCTCCAAAGTTACGGAAGTAAACAATCTTGTTTCCAATAATCTGAACATAGCCATCTTTGATTCTTCTAACTCTCATTGTTGTTGATGGGATATGTCCAACATATCCAATCTCTCCACGAGTAGTTCTTCCTATTTCTAAGTATCCGTTTCCAGTTGACTGTAGGTCTGTGTAAACTTTTTCCATTGTTGCTGTAAATGAATCGTCATCGTTAAGAGACTCTATCCAATCACGCATTTCAATTTTTGCTCGTTCAATTCTTTTTCTTGCTTTTTGCGTTGCGCTATTATCTTCTGATGATTCAAGTCTCATCATTGTTCTTTGAGAAACCTTAAACTCATAACCTAGACCAACGATGTTCTCTACCTTAGCATCAATGGCTGCGTGGTTTGCAAAAGATGTGTCGTAATAGTTTGCCAACTCATACAAGTTCCATGGTGGGGTGATTACATCAAACATTCCATAGCCGTTTATATATACTAGTCCTGGGTTTATTTCTTTTGATTGTGCTCCATCAATACCGCTTTTTCCAGCAAGTGCTGCAGTTGTGTATTGAGTTGTTGGTTCAACCATCTTTGTTGAAGATCTGCTTATACGTCTTTTAAAGTTTGCTTCTAGTCCGTCAAGAGATTTTAATGAATCCCAATTTCCGTTAAATGGATCTGACTTTGAAAAAGTATCATCTTTCTTTATTGATTCATCAATCCTTGCACTAATCTCATAATCGTTGTCTTCCATAATTATTCCTCATCCCCATACTTAGCAATTGTATCTTTTGCTGCTTGTACTGCTCCAAGGTCGTTTAGGTTTGGTATAAGTCCAGACTTCATACGATCAACTTGCTCAGAATATTCTTCTTCTGAAACTCTTGTTAGCCCTGGAACAAATACGCATGTACCATCTCCTGGATCTCCGTAATGCATTGCAGTCTTTTTTAGTTCTGCCATTCTAGTAAAGTCGTTTTTATCTGAAGGTATATTGAGTACAGAACCGTTTCCATCTGTAAACCATTTACCATTTGCTTTCTTATACACATAAAGGCCCCAGTCATAGTTCTTTTCAATGACCTGACGTCTAACGTTTTTTACAATTGGTTGACCAGTTTTTGGGTCTATAAGGGAATCCATAACTACAAGTATACCATATTAGGCTGGGGTCTCTACGAACTGACTCCATTTTACGTCAGTAAATATAGTATATGCATACTCTTCAAAACGAACTGGTCTATCATCATCTACAATAATTTTGTTTGTGCCCGTATAACTCTTATAAACATCTGAAGGGTTTACACCATAATAACTTGTTTCTGATAAGACAAGAACCTTATTCCAGTTAAAAGATGGACTATCCCAGAACTCCCAGTCAAGGGGCGAAGACCCCAAAACCTTAACTCTAAACCAAGGTCTTTCTGCTATGTTCTGAACTTCTTGTAGATTAGTAGACTGATAGTATGAAAGGCTGTTAAATAGTAGTGGTCCAGTTAATCTTACTGCCCCTTCAAAAAATGAAAAATTAAGACTGTTTGCAAAATTAATCCCAAGGAATCCCCACTCTTGAAGAGTTATTACTGGCTCTTTTACTATTTTTCCATTCCAATAAAATCCAATACCGTTTTGGACTAGGCCAGTATTTGCATCTATTGCGTAAATTTTTGCTCTGCGTCCAGAAGGATCATTAGCAACCATGTAAAATTTTATGTAAGAATCTTTGCTTTGGATTTCAAATATCTGTGTTGGTGCATATGGGAAATAGTCTCCGTCAAACCTTACGGCCATTTGCATTGCTATAGCCTTAAATCCTTCGGCTCTGCTTTCATTTACAGGAATCATAAGACCTCTATTAACTAATGGATCATACCTTCCTTTTAATTGAATTCCGCTTGTTTTGGTTAAATAAAGATACGGAGATGATCCTGGATAGATTGCAAAAGGATTATTCTTTTTAAAGTTATAATAAATTCCAGTCTTTGTATATGGATAAACAGATGTTCCAAACCTTGTTCCAATTGGACTAGCATCAGATTCATTAAATGCTTGTGATGCATAAGAAAGTTTTTTAATTAATACATTGTTTGTTTCTGAATTTTTTACATTCATTTCTATGTGTGTAACAATAGACAAGTCATTAAAGTCTACTCCAGTTGGTGGGTATATAATCATATTATCTACAACTTCATATTTTGTTGTCATCCAGTCTGAACCAGGAACTAATACTCCATCTCTTGAAGGTCTTTCTGTTTTTGTAAAATAATAGTATGTTTGGTTTGCACCCAATTCTGTATATTGAAAAGTTACATAACTTTTTACAATTGATCCATCTGTGTCATATTTATATTCTTTTGCTATTTTATTTTTTAAATCATCGTAATCATTGTATCCAGTAAAAAGGTAATTGTCTAATGATGTGTATGTTCTTTGAACTGGGGTTCCGTATTCATCTGATAACTCTGCATATGTCCAAGCCTCTGGCTCTGTTTCTATTGCTATAGTCTTTGATGGTATTGGGTAATCAATATTAAACTGAATAAAGTCAAGATCAAAATATTGGTCCCCTCGTTTATCAAGAACGGATTCAGCAAAATATGTTAGTGGAAGTTGATCTTCCCAATATGCGCTTGCAGATACAGCAAGTTTGTATGTATCAAAAACTATCTCTGGTAAAAGAGTATAACTTGCAACATGGTCTAAAAGGGAATCCTCTTCAGCAACAACCACATCTCCACCAGTAAGTGCTCCATTTACAGTGTATGTTCCAAGAGGCAAATGAAAAGATGTTGTATCTATTCCTCCGTCTATGTTGATTAACTGGTTATTTTGGTAAATAGCAAACAAGTCTTCATTCCATACTGGAACACCTATCTCATTAAACAAAGATCTAATTTTTTGAAAGTTATATTCTGTACATAGTCCTACATTGTATATTTTTCCAGTAAAAGTTGATAGACCGTTCTTGTCTCCACCAACATACATCCTTAGGTCTGATAAAGATCCAAAAAAGTCTGATGCTGGGTTTCCAAATCTTGATACAAATGCTGGAATGTTTAAGCCTATGTCTACCAACTCTCCTGGCTCAGCGACTAAAGGAGAATAGATTGTTTCTGATATTCCGTTATAATTAATAATATAAGATATTTGATTATTTAAAAGTTGTATCTTGAAATAACTATTTGTATTTTCTTTTTCTATTTTAAAAAGTGTTTGGGCTGAACTTGAGGTTTGTGGCAATCTAAAACAACCATAGAAAGCAGAAATGGGAGTTTTTATAAAATCAAAGTTCTTAAAAAACAAATATCCAGAAACATTATTCCAAGAAGTGTTTGGTCTAAAGGAAAAAAAGTTTCTTGTATCTGATGATTGAACTAGACCACAATCTGACAAAAGTTCTTTTTCTGTTTTTGATGACAAGATTGTTTCTGGAAGTGGGTGAGACAAAACAGAAAGAGACTTATTCACAACTAATGTATTGTCATTAAAGGCTTGACTCCATGAACCTACCTTTGGATATGAGTAGTTTGAGGTGTAGTCTGCAAATGAGTAATCAATAAAAACAGATGTTCCACTATAAGATGTATTAATATTTTCTGGAATATCAACGCCTTGCCCAAATACAAACCTTCTTTTTGCAACAGCAGTTGCAACAATGTATGGATAAATTCCAACGCAGTCAACCTCTATTGGATATATATCATCATATGCGTAAAAGCCTATCCAGTCTTGATCCTTAAGACTTTCATTTAACATGGAAGGTAAAGAAAGTGACTCAGTTAAATAGTTTAAAGAAACAACTTCTTGGCCATTTATTACAAGAGATGCAGTGTCTTTTCCAACACGCATGTGAACCAGCATTGGCCTTGTCCACTCACCAACATAGTATGTACCATAGTTATCTCCTATCTTTAATCCTATTGATGGTCCATCAACATATATTCCATCTTCTGATGCAATTGGACCAATAATTCTTTTCCTGTCGTTACTGTATGAATTTATTCTAAGCCAAGTTTCAAAAGTATACTGCTTAAATTTTCCAGACTCATTTAAAAATCCAGAACCAGGAACTATAAGGGAGGGCAAATCTGTATTTGGATATATAGTTGTAAGACCAGATGTTCCATAAACAATTGGAATGCCTGAGTTTTTTGCTTTAAGCATATTATCAGAAACTAAATAATATGCATCTAACTCTTGCAGTCCGTAACATTTTGACACAACACCTTTTTGTGGTGCAATAGATATGGTGGATGGTATGTCAATTACCTCAACACCAAGTGATGTAGATGCAAACTCTTCTGACCATTGGCCAAGACTTATTCCGTTTACTAAAAATACATCTTCTGTTTCTGATCCACCAATAAAGTTAATTTTAAAGACTAATCTTATGTTTGTGTCATCTGGAGGCGTATCAAAAGTTTCTGATATAAAAATCCAGTTGCTATTTATTACTGTGTCATAGTTTTTTAAATGAACTATGTCATCTCCACTTGTTGTGTCTGTGTATTGGTAACCAATTTCAAGACCAGCAATATATGCGCTTTCAGAATAAAAGTATCCACCTACAGAAAATGTTCTTAAATAAGTATTAAAGTCTCTTAGGCTCATTATTTCATTACTTGTTGCAACTATAGAAGCCAACTCGTTGTCTGTTGGTGTAGCGGTAATTTTACCAACATAACTATTTATAAATGGTTCGTCTACTGACTGGGTATAGTTTTGATATGTACCGCCAACAATTGTCCAATTTGATAAATTTCTTTGTGACTCTGAAAGTAAAGAAATATAGTCTGCTGTATCGTCTAAAGCCCATAGACCAGTCGGATGCTCAGCAAATACTTTTTCGGCATATAGGTTTGATGGGGTAGACATTATAAGTCTATTTTATCATACTATGCGTGTAAACCAGCGGGGTATTGTATACCTTGTCCCCTGAGAAATTGGCTTAACTCCATGAACAAAGTCTGGGGTGTCTGGAAAGCATATAAGATCTCCTGCGTCAGGCTTAATTGACACATCGTATTCTGGAAAATAGATTTCTCCACCTAAATAGTTATTGTTTAAATATATCAGTGTGGCTATGTCGTTTGGTTTTGTAGAGTCAAAATGTTCATGCATTCCAAACCCCTCATCAAATTTAGCAATATGTGTCTTAGAACTATCGTAATCTTCAAACGGGCCAGGATAGTTATCTCTTACAAACTTGAGTACAAGTTCTCCATAAGAATTTATCAGGCTTTCGATGTTTGCATCTTGGAATTCTGAGTGAAATGTAAACTCTTTTTCACCATTTCCAAACTCATTAAAAGACTTATCCATAGACTTGGCATATGAAAAAGCAAGAGTAGAAGCCTGTGGACTCATAAAATCTTTAACAACTTTTATCTGATCACTCATGAAAACCTTTTATCTCCCAATCGTCCCAAGATGTTTCTTCATAGGAAGATCTGTTTGGCATAAAGTGTTGGCCTTTCTTTCCCATCCAGGCCTCTGATAAAAACAATAGTCCAGACTTGATTTCAGAAATGCCGTGTAAATTTTCTCGATCATCCTTAAAATAGATCAAGTCTCCAGGGTTTGGCTGAAAGGTTTTATCTAATTTTGAAAAGATGAAGTCTCCACCCTCGTCTGCATTTTGCCAAACAATATAAGATACGTATGTACCTTCTGGCTTTGAATCTTCATTATGATGCTGAGGTTCTGAAGAACCAGGATTGTACCTTAGAATATAGTGCTTTGAAAACATTGGTGGGTGATATTCTGAATCATTTTCAGATTGAACAATATCGTAATACCCTTTTGAATACTTAGAAAATATATCTAAGATGTGATCTGGCATTTCTCCACGAGTGTGGATATCAAATGGGGCACCGCCATTGTACAGATCGTTATGCAAAGGTACATGTTCTTCTCTTGTGTGGAATACGATTGTTCCAATATAGTCTTGAACAATTTTTAAGTCTTCTTTTGATATAAAGTTTTCTACTATTTTCATTACTTTACCTTAATTTCACAATAGTCTGTTGTGCAATAGGCTTCGCCTTGCGCTTCAAGATTTTCTGCTCCATCATAAATAGCAGAAAAATCAATGTGCTTTAACTTGCCAACATATGACTCATATTGCTCTTCAGTAATACCTGTGTATGGTTGCTGTGGATAAACTGTGTTTCCCATTGGTAGGAATGAGACAGCCTTTAATTGTCCCTCGTACATATTGAGTGCTGGAACAATGTGCTTTGATTCTGTTTCTTTATCAAAAGATAATGTTACAGAAACACCATTGTCAGACCAATACTTTTGAGCAGTTGCAGCAAGAGCAATCTTCTCAAACAATGTCACATCTTTTTCAGATCTTGGATGACCTGACTTAATTGGGAAGTAAACTACTGACGTGTTTGCTGATACTACGTCATCTTCAATTGTGTACCCTGCTGCTTTGAACAAATGAATCATTGGATCTGTGTTTCCAAAACGAACGGCACGAAGGAAGAACTCTCCTCCAGGACCCCAGTGAACTCCAGGAGTTGCACCAGAAAGAATTGAAACTGATCCTGATGGCTTAACTGTTGTTACACGAATTGATTCACGAACACACAGCCATTCTGAATACTGGTGATCATAATGACGAATCTTGTTATAACCTTCATCCATCCATTCACGAACAACTGGCAAACCCTTTTGATCTGCAAATGATGCAATACCAGTAAGCGATGTACCAATACGACGGTTGCGTTGCATGATACCGTTTGTTTGTGGCCAGTGTGTTGGAACAAGTGTTACAGTCTTTCCATAAAGATATGCAAACTTCAGGGTACGCAGGAAGTCCTCCTTAGATTCATGACGATTTAAGTGTACTTCTACAAGTGTACATAATTCGTATGACTCCAATGGCTGCTCCGCACAGGGGTTAAAGCCCATCACACGATAGTCTTTTCCATCTGGCGCATCCTTTAGCCTGCCATAATTACGAGCAACATCAAGCCAGATAAAACCTGGTTCTCCGTTTTCCGTAATTAAATCTACATAGTCTTCGTACTTTGTTCCTACTTCTGCTGAAATAGAATTATTAGACATCCAAGCCCATCCTGGATTTTCTGGATCAAACGAGTTACGCTCTGGGAATAGTTCTGAATTCTTTAGATTCATAAATGTTTCATCCCCCGCATTTCCCAAAGCAAGTGTTGCTGAGCGTCGAACATTGCCTGATACCACGCAGGTGCCAATGAGGTTTACAAGGTCTACGATAGCACGAGAGTCTAGTGTTTCACCCGCTCTGGAGCCGATTACACGGTCTATATGGTCATGCAACTTGATAAGAGGTGCAGGTCCTGATGCAACGCCTCCAAAACCCTTGATGGGGGCTCCTAGGGGCCTAATCGAGTCGTAGTTAAACTTCTGAATACTCTGGTTTGCTCTTAGGTATGAGTTGATAAGAAGTCGTACTGACTCTACCCATCCTTCACGAGTGTCTGGGATTTCGAACACCTGTTCTGGTTCTGTTGGGGCATAGATTGAGAAATGCTTATCCTGTCCTACTGTATCAAACCCTACACCAATTCCAAGCATAAGTGCATCCATGACCCAAGCAAACAGGGCTCCTGGATCATTCTTATCAAGATCTTTTGTAGATACCATTGCACAATTTTGTAGTGCTGCTGAATTCTTTTTCTCCATGGTCATAGGAGTTCCAAATGCCCACATGCCTCGTCCTGGTGGTGTCCACTTTAATTCAAACATTCTTTGGAATGCTTCCTGTGCAGATTTCTGAGCCTTATAGTCATTCCATGGTAGACGGTTCTCTTTAGCATGATTCTTCTGAACTGAATACATACCCTCGATTACACGACGACAAACCTCGTGCCATCTTTCTTTAGTTCCATCTTCCTTCATACGAGAATACGTACGAATAAAAGTAATTTCTCCAAGTGAATTTTCTGCTGCATCCTTAAACCCAAATGGGCTTTCTTGGCTCTTGTACTTTTCTACGAAGTCCTCTGGAAGTTTAAAACTAAAAAAATCTGACATGTGTATCGTCCTTTCAAAAACGGATTAAGTCCTAAGTATAGCAGAGTTTTATGAAAAGCAAAACTCTCCCTAAAGCAATGGTTTATAGTTATTTAAAAGTAATTACTAAATACGTTTTTCTGGATGCTCAGATAGTAATTTTAATATTTCAAGATCTATATCATAAAAAGAAAGATGTTGTGTTTTTTTAAAAAATTCTAAACGCAAGTCTTCATTGCGATTTTCCTCAAATACTACATTTCTATATTTTTCTGTGCTTAAAGGGTGGCCTGAAGACTTAAAGGCTTCTGGGTTTAATTCTGGTTTTGGACAATTGTTGTCTAAAGAATAAAAAATTTTATAAATTGTACTATCTATATCTTTAATTAAATCATTAAAAACAATATAATAAGAGTTGTCACTTAATTTTATGTTTTTTAAAAAGTTTAAATAGTTATTTTTAAAAATTTTAAAAACATCATCTATGCCATCAAACTTTTTATCCTCATAGTCAAAAATAAGAATAGATAAAAAAACATCTTTTGGGTTTCTTATTATAGTTAAACATTTATCGTACTTATTTTTTAATAAAAGGGATGGATTGTGCTGTCCAAACTCACAAAAATCGTAATCAAGTCTATTCTCATTAATGTATAAATTAATCATATATTGTAAAAAGTTATTTCCACTTCTTGGTGGACTAGATACAACTGTTTTATTGTTCATTTAAAAGTCATCACTGCATGCTTGCCTGTTCCCGTGCATCTTTCACATATTGTTTTTGATGCTGAAGTAACTGGACACTGCTGTGTTATAATTTTGTGGCCAAAGATTAAACACTTAATTTTGTTCAAAGATTTATCCAAATTGGATCTGTTGCGCCTGAACTTGCTGGAGCAATATCATAAGCAATAGTAATTCTTGGCTTATCTTCATACCAGTCATCTCTTCCATGTGGGTGTCCTGTTTCTGAAATAATTGCTCTATTGTTTTTGTTATGATTTTCAAATGGAGTATTGTTATTAATACTATAATAAGTTATTGATGGCTCAGCATTTACACAATAGTAACCATGAAATACTGGTGCACCTTCTCCACCCATATGATCATGCATAAATACATCATTTTTTAATGGGTTTACTCCAGAACCACCTTCTGTTTTTGGATCTAAGTTGTACCATCCATGGACTTTATATTGCATTTTCTCAAAGTCAATACCGTAGTATTCTGCAGCCTCTTGTATGGCCTCTTTGAGGGCTTCTTTGAGGGCTTTAATTCCTGGGTGATCAAAGTCAAAAACATTATAAAACATTCCCAACTGTGTAGTTGGACCATTATAAATACTGTATTTAGACAAAGTTTCTTCTGGAATATTACCAATTTTTCCACTTAAAATTTCTAACTGCTTAGACTTTAAGTATGTGTAAAGGCTGTCTAAATCATTTTCTAAAAATCTTTCAAAAAACTTATGTTCTTTTTTCATACAAGAGGAATCCAATGCTGCTCTTGATTCATTGCAAATTTTTGAAGATCTCTTAATGGAATTATGTCATAGGCAACTGTAATTCTTGGACCTTCCCAATCCCAATCAGCCATTGCATGTGGATGACCCATTTCAGAAAGAACAGCACGGTTGTTTATATTGTTATTTTCTATTTCTTTGTCAAATACTAGATAATGTGTTTTTGATGGTTCTGCTGCTACTGAATAGTACCCGTGAAAATTTGGAGCACCAAATGGACCATGATCGTGCCAGTCTAATTTTCCTTTTCCAGTATGAGTAATATTAAACCAGCCCTGAACCATAAATTTTTCTTTATTAAAATCAAGTCCATAATAATCACAAGCCTCAACTACCATAGACCTTACTGCTCCGTAAAGATTATGAATTCCTGTTGAGTGAAACTGAAAAACATTATATTGTCTCCATTTCATGGTAGACACACTATTAGACTGCTTCCATATTTCATTTTCTCCAACAGCAGAGACACCAATTAGTTTAGCCTGTTCAATTTTTGCATATCTATCTTGTAATTCAGCAGAAAGAACTGGCAAATTATTGTCTAAAAATCTTTCAAAAAACTTATGTGGTTGACTTGATGTGCTTACACTTTTTGGTTTATTTGGATCAAATTGCATGCTTTCTCCATTCGTAGTTTATTTAGTATACCATAAAAAGATAAAGCCCTCAATTTATGAGGGCAAAATCTTAATATAGACCTTTAACTAGATTATTTTTAGCCACGGCTATAAGGTGAGAATGGTGAGAAACCAAATGGTGAGAAACCAAATGGTGAGAAACCAAACGGTGAGAAACCAAACGGTGAGAAACCAAACGGAGAAAATCCAAATACTCCAAATGGGGAGAATCCAAATACTCCGAACGGAGAGAAACCAAATACTGCAAATGGAGAGAATCCAAATACTGCAAATGGTGTAAACGAGAATGCTGATGTAATTGATCCAGATGCTGCAGAAGTTGAAGAACTTCCATTTGCATTGTCAGCACGGACTGTGTATGTCTGGGCTGTTCCAGATTCTTGTGAAACAACTACTGATGTAGAGCCTGTGTTTCCAGTTTTTCCATCAGAACATGTCCAATAGTAATTTGTAATTGCAGATCCACCATTTGCTGGTGCTGACCATGAAACTGTATCATTTGCAGTTGCTGCTGCTCCCTGCGCTGCTGCGCCACCTACTGCTGCTGTAGTTGCTGTTGGAGCAGATGGAGTGTTTGGCACAGTTGTTGCAGTAATTGTATTAGATGCTGAAGAGTATGTTGAGTCTCCATTTGCATTTGTTGCTTTAACTGTAAAAGTGTAGGCAGTATTTGATGAAAGACCTGCAACTGATATTGGACTTGTTGCACCAGTACCAGTATGTGACCCAGATGACAACACTGTATAACCAGTAATTGCAGATCCACCTGTTGTACCAGCAGTAAATGTTACTGAGGCTAAACCATTGTTAAACGCTCTTGTTGATGGACTATTTGTTGCAGTTCCAATTGTTGGTGCTTGAGGTACTGTTGTAACTGTTACAGAGTTAGATGCAGCAGATGCTGGACCAGTTCCTTCAGCGTTAGTTCCTGTTACTGTAAAAGTTGCTGTTGCTGCTGAAGCAATTCCAGTTACAATAATTGGAGATGATGCCCCAGTTGCTGTTTGTCCTGTGCTTGCTGTTACAGTAAAAGATGTCGCAGCATTAGGCCCTGTAGGGGTAAATGTTACTGATACAGCGCCATTGTCATAAGGACGGGCTGTTCCAACATTTGTTGCTGTACCTATCGTTGGTGCATATGGGGTAAGGAAGTCATTTGCTCCCTGACTCATTCTACCTGCTTGCTTTGACATATTTAATCTCCCTTGTTTCTTTAATTTTTATTATGCTGACAAATCTCCGAAGACTAACCATCCTGCTGCAGTCTTCATTGCTGTAACTACTGAGTTTGTAGTTCTAAACTTAAGTCCTGGTGTTCCTACTACGCTGTTGGTTGCAGCAAATGATGCTCCAGTTCCTGATGCTTGGTAGAAATCAATTGACTGACCAGTAGAGTATCCTGATGCAGGAAGAGTAATGACTACTGTTCCAGCAACTGGTATAAACTTATCTTGTTCTCCTGCTGCAAGTGTTCCTGTTGCTGCAAAAGATGATCCAAATGCTGTTATAGAAGGAACTCCGACCTTTGTTTGTGTACCGTCTGAAAATACGATACCAGCAGATGGAGTTACTGTTGTTGCTTCAAATGCTGCAACCTTAAGATCATCAAGTGATCCCTCTGTAAAGTCTACTGTTGTTGAAGGCTCTGTAGTGACTCCCTTGAACAACTTCCACTTAGCATCAGATACATCTCTAACAAGACCTGCATGCTTATTTGCACCATCATTGTAACCAACGACAAGACCTAAGTCTACGGTGTTTGCTGCATTTTGGTGAGCAAGTTGAAGCATGTTATCTTCGATTGTAATAGATGTTGCTGATGCATTAAATGTTGTACCGTTTACAGTTAAGTTTCCATTAACAACAACATCGTTTGTTGATGTTACTGTTCCTGTAAATGTTGGTGCAGAAAGATTAGCCTTAAGATCAAGCGCTGTTTGTGTAGCAGTTGATACTGGCTTGTTTGCATCTGATGTATTATCAACAGATCCAAGCCCAACCATAGTTGATGTGATACCAGAAACAGTACCTGTAAATGTTGGTGAAGCAAGTGGTGACTTTAGATCAAGGGCAGTCTGAGTTGCTGTAGAAACTGGCTTGTTAGCATCTGAAGTATTGTCAACATTTGCAAGGCCTACTGAAGACTTTGTTAGTGCTGCTACTGCAGTTGTTACTGCTCCGTCAGCATATGTCTTAGTTGCTAATGCTGCAGTGTCTTCGATACCGTGAACATTTGTTGTATCAGCATTGTGATCTGAAATCTTTGTGTCTGCTGCAGTTCCTGCTGCAGTAATTGCTTCTGACTTTGCTGTTGTAGCAACGCCTTCTGCATATGTCTTTGTTGATAAGGCTGCTGCATCTGCAATACCGTGCACATTTAATGTAACGGCAGCGTGGTCAGTAATATCCTGCATTTCTGCAAGAAGTGCAGTATTTGCAATTCCATGAACTGATGTTGTAACAGAAGCATGGTTTGTTATGTCTGTAAGTCTAGCAAGTAGTGCTGTATCTGTAATTCCATGCACATCTGTTGTGTCTTCCCTGTGACTTTCTATATTTGCGGTAGTTGCTAGAAGTGAAGTATCTGCAATTCCGTGAATGCTTGTTGAGTCGTTTGAGTGTGTTGTAACTGATGAATCTGCATATGACTGTGTTGCAAGTAGTGCTGTATTTGCAATACCGTGAATATTTGTTTGATCTGTTTCATGAGTAGAAAGGGCTGTTCCTGTAGCAGTAATTGCTGTGTTCATTGTTGTTAAAAATGCTGGGTCATCTCCAATTGAATATGCCAACTCATTAAGAGTATTTAGAAGATCTGGGGCACCGTCAACAATTGCTGCTAGTTCGGCTGCATTAGCAAAATACTGTAGGGCTGACCATGTTGATGATCCGTTACCCATCTTAAACTTACTTGTGTCGGTCTCAAAACCGATTTCTCCTGCTGCGAGGATTGGGTTAGCAGCCGTCCATTGTGCTGCAGTACCTCTGCGCTGTTGCATTCTTGTTGCCATTTATTATCTCCTTTATGGGGGCTGCCCATTAACTTATCTTATTATAACACCCAATTTTTAATTGAAGTTATCTACTACACTACCGCCATCAAATACAACTGTCCAAACTGTTGAGTCTGGGCCACCTGCATCCAAACCTACACCCAATGGGCTGTTGAATGATCCACCTTCATAGAACTGGGATACTATGAAACCAGTTCCATCAATTGCGGTATCGTGGATATGCTGTGGTAGATTATTTGTATCATCAATAGTTGCCTGGGTATACCATGCTCCATTGTAATAGAAATTGACTCTGTTTGTTGCAGTGTCTAACCACTGTGTTCCGTTAGTTGGTGAAGAAGGAGCAGTTGATGAAACAACCATAGATCCTGTTAATGAATCTACATACTCCTTAGTTGCTGCGTGTGACGCTGATGTAGGTGCTCCTACTGTCACTGCACTTCCGAATGTACCGCCGTTTGCTACGACTAATCCATTCTTGACTCTGAAGTCTTTATCGACTGTTGCCATTTACTGCTCCTTCTTCCAACTATTTTTATTTTTTATTACGCAAGTAGTGTTCCGACAACAGTCACTGTTGAAGTGTTGTTGGCAGTTGTTACTAGAAGTTGTACATTTGCTCCTGAGATTGATGCTGAAACTGAACCAAGAGATGATCCTGTTGAGACCATTCCGTATTCAGTAATTGCAATGTTGTCTGAAGAATCAAGTGTTAAAAGTACCTTTGAAACGTCTGTATTAGATCCATTGGCAATCTTAACAAGGTATTCTGCTGAACGGTATGAAGCCTTTGCGAAAGCATGTGCTGTCTGAACTCCTGCTGTTGCTGCTTCAAGAGTTGCTGCAACCTGCTTAGCAACTGAGTTAATTGCAACTGATGTAAATGAACGATCTGTTCCATCTACCGCAGTACGAGCACGAGCATCTGTGAAGTAAAGATTTGTACCTTCTGCAAGGTTAGTGGTTGTAGAATCTGCTACACCGTTTTCTGCGGTAATAACAAGGCCTGAACCTGAACCTGTAATTGTAATATTTGTAAGTGTTGCACCAGTCAAAAGATCTGCTGCTGAAGACTTAGCACGAACATCTGTAAAGTACTTGTTTGTTGTAGCCTCTGCTACATCGTCTGTATCAAGTGCGTCTGCGTAAGCCTCTGCTGCAGTCTGTGCTGCTGCAATTGCTGTAGCCTGTGCAGTTGAAACTGGCTTGTTAGCATCAGAAGTATTATCTACGTTGGCAAGACCAACTGAAGACTTTGTTAATGCTGATACTGCGTTTGAAATTGCAGTACCTGCTGCGGTTCCTGCTGCGGTGACTGCATCTAATTCTGCTGTATCAACATACTGCTTTGTTGCTGCTCCAAGGTTTTCTGATGGATCTGCTGAAAGGACAAGAAGTCCAGTCATTGTGTCGCCAGCCTTTGATACCTTAGTTCCTACTGATGTAGTAAGAGTTGTAGCAAAGTTAGCATCATCTGCAATTGCAAATGCCAACTCATTAAGAGTATTAAGAAGTTCTGGTGCTCCATCTACAAGTGATGCAATTGCTGCATCTGTATATGCTGTTGTAGCAACCTGAGTATTATTTGTTCCTGCAGTTGCTGTAGGAGCAGTAGGTGTACCAGTTAATGCTGGAGATGCAAGAGGAGCCTTTAGGTCAAGCGCTGTTTGTGTAGCGGTTGAAACTGGCTTGTTTGCATCGGAAGTGTTATCTACGTTTCCAAGGCCAACCATTGTTGATGTAATACCAGATACTGTACCTGTAAATGTAGGTGATGCAGTAGGGGCCTTAGTATCAATCTGTGTTTGAATTGCAGATGTTACTCCGTCTACATAGTTAAGTTCTGTTGTTGAAAGCGTTGCACCATCAAGAATATTAATCTCTGCATAATCTGCAGTGACACCATCAAGGATGTTTAACTCTGCTGTAGTTGCTGTTACGCCATCAAGAAGATTAATTTCTGCTGCTGTAGCATTTACTCCTGTTAGATCTGTTGGGGCAATGTTAATATTAGCACTACCGTCAAATGATTGACCAGCAATAGTTCTTGCTGTAGCAAGTGTTGTTGCTGTACTTGCATTACCAGTTAATGCTGCTGTAACTGTTCCTGCAGCAAAATTACCTGATGCATCACGCTTTACAACCTTGTTTGCTTCGTTAGCAGATGTTGCTGTACCACCAATAAGACCAACTACATAATCTTGGTCTGCTTGTTTCTTTGTAAGAATGTCATATCCGCCAACTGTTGCTGATGAACCTTCAACGACTAAACCACTCTTAATTTTAAAATCTTTATTTACTGTTGCCATTTTTTATATCTCCTTTTATTACGCCTTAAGTCCCAAACGAGCATATCGTACGGTGACTGGCTTTATCGCAGAATCTGGAGTGACTGTAATAGCCACGGTATTTCCAGTGCGAGAGACATTAATGGTGCCAATATTCCCATCATTGTCGATTGTTCCATACTCACTAACAGATACATTTGTACCATCAGCAAGAATTGTTAATTCGGTTGCATAGAACTTATTGTCCCCTGCAGTAGTCTTTGATATTGAAATAATATACTTGACCATACGCCATTCTGTAGCATCAAATGAATCAATAACAGTTAAGTTTTCAATTCCGCTTATTGTATTTTCATTGTTACCTGAAGAACCCAAATCTGTTGCTTGGGCTGCTGCGGTATCAATTAGATCTACATAATTTTCTTGAGTAGGTCTGTCTCCTGTTTGAAACAGGGCCTTTACGTTTGAAATTGATATTTTAGCCATGTGGTAATTATATCACCCTTTTAATTATATAATTAGAGAATATAATTGCTGTAGCCAATAACCTGTAATGGAATTGGTGCAGGGTTTGTTCTTGAGTATCCAAATACACTTACGTTAATAAACTGAACTCTAAATGGCAAAACCTCTTGAACTCTCGCTTTTGGTTGTATGTGATCTATGCGAACTCGTCTTAAATCAAGTTCCTGTACTTGTGCATGTGCTAATTGGTGTGTTGGCATTACTGTGTTACGTCTTCAATAATAACCATTGACCCTTTGGCTACCGTCCAAACTCTACCTTCTGATAGAAGTTCTGTGAGTTGGATATCGAAGATGTCTCCTGTCTGAAGAAGTTCAGATTGTGACGATGTAATGTTTACCGTAAAACTTCCCTCTGTGTCTTGAAACTCAATTGGCTGAGGGGATAAAGAAACAACAAGGCTTGCATTACGACGAATGTCCATTTTAACTTGCCAGTCTTCAAGAAGAAGTGGCTCTCTTGCATCGTTGGTTACATAAACACGAAAGGCTGCGGAATCTCCACGAACAACTGTCCAACGAATTTCTGGAGGTGCTGCACCTAGTGCATAAGAGTCTGTGGGTTGATTTCTAAAAGTTGCCATAGTGTTATTATATCACGACAAACCGTCCTTGAGTGCACCCCAAGTACCGTTTCCTTTGGCCTGAACTATTAACATTCCAGTAACTGATTGAATAGCAACAACGGCTACATATCTTGCTGGCCCTGTTGCTGGACGGGATGGAACAACATAACCATCTCCATCAACATAAACTTTTGTTCCTGCTGCTCCTAAAGAAGAAGTATTCATTTCTAAAACACCAGAAACAATTACAAGACCATTTGTGTTATTTGCAATACTGCTTTTTACTAATCCAAGTATTGGAAGATCTGGATTATGAGATTGACTTGATGGATTATATTTTTCTATTGTTGAAACCATTTTCCCTCCATAAGAAACAGTTCCACTAATAAAAACTGGAGAACCCTGTGAAATATTAAGACCTGTGATATTTCTAACCTCAAGATAGGCTGCGCCATAACCTAATGGCGGAAGAATGTCGTTTAAAGCATCAACTAATACCTTAATGTCTCCGTGTACATTCACGGGATCTGAAGCAAGAGGGAACTTCATAGTAGGATAATTAGATGATGACTGAGACATAATCTTTATTATACCACCCTCTAAAGTTGACTTTTGATAAAATTTTATGTTATACTAGGAAGTAACACCTGCCAAGGTGTTATTGTTTTCTAAGGAGGAAACTATGATTAAATTTATCGAAAGAAACAAAGAGATCATTAGCACACTCAGTATCGTAGCACTAGTAACAGTTATGTCTAATTCTGCTAATGCTATTTCAGATTTTGATACCAAGAATAACCTTAGCCTGAAACAGGCTCAGACATCGGAAACCACCTCGAAAGAGGTTTTTTTGGTTTCTAAAGCAAAAAAGTTAGAGAGTTTTGAAAATAAGGTTTCTCTAACAGATTTAGAACTAAAGGAACTGCTTTCCCTAGTTGGCTTCAAGGGTAAAGACCTTGTTGTGGCTTGGGCAGTAGCAAAGAAAGAATCTAATGGACGACCATTGGCCTTTAATGGCAATCACAAAACTGGGGATTCGTCTTATGGTATGTTCCAAATTAATATGATTGACGCACTTGGTCCTGATCGCAGAAACAAGTTTGATCTTGACTCTAATGCTGAATTATTCAATCCCGTCAAAAATGCTGAGATTGCATATTACATGTCTAAGGGTGGAGAGAACTGGTCTTCTTGGAAGGGCATTACTCCAAAGACTAAGGAATGGATGGCCAGGTTTCCTCGCTAATCCCTTCTTGGTGGCATTCCAAGTGCTCTAGGCTCAACTATAACATGTGAACTATAGTTTGGAATAAAGTCTGTGTATTTTGTGTCTATTCCAGATTCTTTAAGAAAGTTGTAAACTTTTTCTTTTGGAATATCTAACTGCCCAGACATTAGCATTGAAAGTCTATTAGTTGATTCTTCAACATGGGTCCAATAATGTTCTTTTCTTCCATCTGCCCAAGGCCTAAGAGTTTCTCTTGTTACAGATCCGTTAGACTGCCTATGTGATTGATTGTGGAAAACATCTCTTGTACCAATAGAGTATATTTTCCAATCTTTAGCATAAGTTCTTAATGATAAACAAAACTCTTCGGTATTAAATGATTCATCTTTATTAATGCCAACTTCATCAATCCATTTTTTGGGTGCAAAAAGGTAACAGCATGTAGCCCAATATGAACGAATAACTTCATCCATGTTTAAAAACCTATATCCTGGAAACTTGAATCCTGGAATTAACTCACTAAATAAATAGCCATACATTGATGTTTTACATGCTGCATCGAAATTAATGGATCCATCTGGCATCATTTCGTAATCTGCTGGAGCATAAGCAATAATAAATTTTTCATTATTAATATTTAATTTTTCATATTTTTCAATAGCAAGACTATCCCATTTTGGTGATGCATAGGTGTGGGAGTCAAACTGTATAAAATAGTCATACTCCACATCAACTTGAGTTGCTAAATTTCTAGCCCAACAAACTCCTCCTCTATATTGTGACAAATCAAAATGTCTATAGATTAATTGTTCTTTTGGTATAAAAGATAAATCATATTTTACGTTGTCTTCTGAAACTATAGAAAAATATAAATCATTTTTATTTTTTGCTTGTTTCCATAAAGATAGTATTGTAGAATAAAACTCTGGATCACAGTAGTTTACAACACTAACTAATATTTTGTTCATTCTTTATTTCTTATCTTTGTATATAAAAATTGTGGACCTTCTGTAAAAAACCAATGATCTGGCTCAACATAAAAAAAGAAAGCATTAGCAACAAGATTGTGTTGTGGGTCAGGAAATTCTTCTCTCCAATGCTCTTGATCATTTCCATATGAAACAACCATATCATTTTCTTCTGGCTGAAACTTTTCTCCTTCTACATAAAAGTCCCAAGGTGTTTTATGAAAAATTGTGTAATTCAGATGATATGTACAGGCATTATCATCAACATGTTTCCAAAGCCTTGCTTTATCTCCTTCATAAATACTTATTAAGCACCAGGAAGGAAGAAGAGTTTCTGATTCAAACTCTTCTTTTGCTAATGGTAAAAGCATCTCATGAAATTTTCTTAGTGGTTCTGTGCTTTCTCTATGTGTTCCGTCCCAAATTGCCCATTGATGTCTTCCAAATCCTTCATCAAAAGTAGACTTGTCGGTTGACCATAAATTCATTGCTAAATTTTGCAACTCTTTATATTCTTTTTGTGGAAAAACATTTTTTAATAGATATGGAGATTTCATACTACCACTTACCTAAAGGACATGTTGCTAACTGTAACTTTGTTTTTGCTGCCATAAAACATCCACATTTTTTGCATTGCTTTGTTAATTTTATTAACTCTGGACAAGATTTACAAATACTATATCTTTCATTAGATAAAGACTCTTCTGCCCATTCTGTATTTGGATTAACCAAATCTAAAGGACTAACCAAAGAATATTTATTATTTTGAATTACTTGTTTTATACTTTCTTGGCTATCTGTCATTTTTACTCCCTATTTATTGTAATACTAATTTTACCATATTTCTATTCTCTTGTATAAGGCGAGAATGGTGCAAATGAGAATGGTGTTGGATCAGGTGTAGGTGTAACAGGTGCTACAGGTGCTACAGGTGCTACAGGTGCTACAGGTGCTACAGGTGCTACAGGTGCCTCTCCTGGAGAGAATGGTGAAAATCCAAATACTGTAAATGCTGCTGGAGGTGTACAATCCTGTGTGTCTGAATCTGTGGTTGTCGTAACAATTGGATCTGGGTTTGGAGAACATCCACTTGCGGTTTGGGTTGTAGTAGCAGTTCTAGTTCTTGTTTGGGCAAATTCATCTGGGCCACCAACTCTTACACAAGCACCCCAAGCACCCCAAGCACCGTAAGTTGTTGTTGATGTCCATGTAGGTGTACATGGAACTGGAGTAGGTGCTACAGGTGCAACTGGTGCAACTGGTGCAACTGGTGCAACACAACTTGTTGATGGATATCCTGAACTACTTGCTGCAGTAATGTTAGTTGCAGTTGGATATGTTGCTAATAAATTATCTAATGCCTGTCCTGATGTTGCTCCTGTGTCAGTAACTCTAGTTCCACCAACACAACCAGCAATATACCAAGTTGTTGCAACAGGTGTAGGTGTAGGTGTTGTACAAGTTACTGATGGATATCCTGAAGAACTTGCTGCAGTAATATTGGTTGCAGTTGGATATGTTGCTAATAAATTATCATATGCCTGGCCTGATGTTGCTCCTGTGTCAGTAACTGTAGTTCCACCAACACAACCAGAGATATACCAAGTTGTTGCTACAGGAGTAGGGGCTACAGGTGCAACGGGTGCAACAGGTGCAACTGGTGCAACGGGAGTACAATCTCTTGATTCTGAGTCTGTATATGTTGTAACAATTGGATCTGGATTTGGAGTACATCCAGTTGCAGTTTGAGTTGCAGTAGCCAATCTAGTTCTTGTTTCATAGAAGTCATCTGGTCCTCCCATTCTTACACAAGCACCCCAAGCACCCCACTCACCGTAAGTTGTTGTTGTTGTCCATGTTGGAACACACTCTGATATTGTAGGTGTTACAGGAGTAACTGGAGTTACGGGAGTAACTGGAGTAACTGGAGTTACGGGAGTAACTGGAGTAACTGGAGTTACAGGAGTAGGTGCTACAGGAGTAGGTGCTACAGGAGTAGGTGCTACAGGAGTAGGTGCTACAGGAGTAGGTGCTACAGGAGTAGGAGTTGCTGCTAAAAATATTCCTATACCACTTGGGCCACGAAATAATGGACTCATGATTCTACCTGTTTACTACTAAGCAAACTTGTTCTGTGATGCAAGAGCAGTAAATGTTTCTGCACCTGTTTTCCTAATTGTATAAACATAAACATCTGTTGAGTTAATGTTTCCTGAAGAAGGGGCTATTCCACCTAACCATTTAGGAGTTACTGATGCACCATCAACAGTAAGTGCTGTTGGGTAATATGCAGTTCCACTTTGAGGAGATTCAAATACAACAGAGATTTGCTGACCTGTTGCCATTAATGAATTAAGAGTAGTTGTTGCATTGCCACGAATATTTATTGTCCAATTTGCGACGGCATTGGAAGTACGAATATCAATAGAAGAAGTAGCAACATCAATATCAATTGCTCCAGTTGCTGCTGTTGCAGAAATAGTTGTTAATTCTTTTGGTGATACAAGTGAAGATTTATCAACTCCGTCTACATAAGACTTTGTTGCTAAAAGAGAAGTATCTGCTATACCATGGACATTTGTTGTAGATGAATTATGTGTTGTAATTGCAGCATTTCTGGCTAATACTTCTGCTGCATCTGCTGCAGTTCTATTTACTACTTCAAGAGCATCTGTATCTACAAGATTCTGTAAATGTTTTGCAATAGATGGGGTTAAAAGGTTTGCGGTATTTGTATTTGAACCGTCATAGGCATAAGATCCATAGTGGTAAAGTCTTAGCGCTGCTTGAATATCGGCTGCATCTGAAAGACCAGGAATTTTGGCATTGAATAGCCCAGTACCACCAACGGTATTGTCAATATTCTCTGCTGCCACTATAAATCACCCTTTTTCATTATACCACCGTAATAAATAGGTGGACACGCTTAGGACCAGTTATAGGTCCCCAAGTTGTTCCATCATATTCTACACCCTCTATTTCAAGTGGTAATGCTCTAATGCTTCCGCTATCTACTACATCTTTTACTACAAGATTTGTTGCTAATGGTCCAGCAGTATCTGGAGATGAAATAGAATACTGAATACTAAAACTTGCAGATGTAAGGTTTACATCGCTTGCAATTTCTGTTACATTAATTGGCGGAATAGTGAGTTTTCCATTTGCAGCAGTTACATCTTTTACAGCAGAATAAAAATTTGTCTTTAAACTAAGCATTTCAGTCCACTGTGTTCCAGTTGTTGTTGCTATTCTTTGAAATACTGTTTTATATGTATCTGAGTATGGATTATAGTCAATTGCAATATCTAACGCTTCAATTCCTGTTGGAAGGTTAAGTATATCTGCATGAACATTTGCATCTTGTGGGTTTCCATTTGATCCTACTATAATGCTTCCACGATCACCTTGCGGTCCTATGTCTAGGTCAAGGCTTATGCTTTCTGGTCCACCAAAAACTGTTAAGTCATCATTAGATAAAAGTATATCTGCCATCAAGCACCTGATGTTGCAGACGTTGCGCCTGTAACCTGATCTGTAATTGTTATTTTTCCTGTCAAAAGGGTCTGTACAACTTCATACTGTCCGCTGCCTGATGCTCCTGCTGGCTTTTTAACCTCAACGTCATAAACATACTCTGTTCCAGCAACTAGTTGGTTTCCATCTGCTGGTCTGATTGCACATTGAACGTATGTGTTGTCGTCATAAACTCTAGCAAAACATTTTATTGGTGTCCCTGCTGAGCCACGAACTGTAGATATTGTAAACTGTGCACTATCATATGGAGCAGAAGAGTCTGTTACATCGTCTGGGGTATTTGCATAATTTGTTGGTATATAAAACTGACTTAGGTCAAAAACCGTTCCATCGTTCTTTTTCGGGTAGATACGAAACTCAAAGGTGTCACCCTTATAGTAATTAAAGTCATAGGTTGCTGGAAATGCCATGGTTTTATTATACCACGCTGACGTAGACAGAATTGAAGACTACTGATGCATCAAAGTCTGTTCTAATTTGTGGAACAGCGCCATTGCCCCACATTGCTTGGTTTTCAATAAATATTTGTTGAGTGACTGAAAGATTATAAGTATTCTGATATTTAAATGATCCTACTAATTGTACAAACTCTTGATCGTTGCTTGCAAAATAAGTTCTTAGCCAAACCTCTGTATTGGCACTATATGTTGTTAGTTCAAAGTTGTATGTTACGAATATTTGGGATCCTTGTTTGATACCGTGAAAGTTTAAGGCTCTTTGATGGCTATTCCAAAGACTGGTACACCCTTTAGGAAGATATGTTTCATCTTGGGTCTTATCTTTTGTATCTAACATAAGAGTTACCCACCCATCATCTCCTTCTGAGATTCCAAGTTTTGTTGGTTTGGTAATTGTATTATTATAAGAAGCCCATCCAGATTGTTGGCCTGAAGAGGATAGACTGCTGAGTCCGTCTGCTCCTTTTGGCCCTTTTTCGCCTTGTGGTCCAATGTTTCCCGTGAAACCTTGTTCTCCTTTTTCTCCATCTCTACCATCTCTACCTGCAGGACCTTGTGGTCCAACTGGGCCAGGTACTGGAAGAAATGAAAGAGCATTATCTACAGTAGGAGATGCTTGACTTTGTTCTACTTGTGCAGCATAAGAAGATTTTTTTGCACCTGGGAAATCCATAGATTTAGAAACGGCCATGGATACATTATCTCACGGTATTAAGTAAGTGACTCTATAGATGTAATGATTCCATTGGTAACTGTAACTATCTTGCTATCTGAGGTTTGGAATGTTCCTGTTGCTCCCGTTGGCAATTCAGCATCTGCACCTTTAGCAGAAACTAAAATCCACCCATTTGTTGGCGGAGAGTATGATGAAAATTGTCCATTAGGATGATAGTAGGTAGATCCTTGAAATTCAACTAAAGATCCAGCAGCATAGTCAATTCCATTTACCCATGCACCAGTAAAGTTCCAAAGTGCATCTGCACCATTTGTACCATTTGTACCGTTTGTACCATCTGCACCTTTAGGAATCCAAACTTCCCATTGTGCAGCGTTTCCAACTGGATCACCAAGTTGTCCACTTGCTTTAGCAAGATATAGTTGTCCGTCTGATCCTCGTACTACTGCAATGTCTGGAACATAACCAGAAGATGGATTATAATTTCCTAAATAGAAAATTCCAAATCCTGCACCTGGTGCACCATCAGAACCATTTGTCCCGTTTGTACCATCTGAACCCTTTGCTGCAATCAAATCAAACTTAACTGTATTGGTTGGAAGTGTTCCAGCAGTTGTTACTGACTTTGTATAATAAAGTTGTCCTTGATAAACTACGACATCGCCAACTGCATAAGCAGCAGCAGAGTTATATGCACCTTGATATGACCATACTGCATTTGTGCCTGGGGTTCCTTGCAAACCTCTTTCGCCTTGGGGACCTACAGAGCCTGGTGCTCCTTCGTCTCCCTTGTCTCCAACTGCGCCTGGCATTGGAACAATCTTAATAACTGCCATTATAGTGTACCCCCTGGTGTAATGTCGCCTAATACTTGTATGGTTCCAATTACTGGAGTCCAAATAGTGTCTTCAATTAATTCTGGAATTGTTACTTGTAGGTCAAATGGTAATTGAGCCACAACTGATGAGTATTTTAATCCCCAATTTTTTGTAATTGATGGGTAGGCTGTAATATCGACAAATCCTACTCCAGGCTCACATTCGAGGGCATCCAAAACGTTACCAGATTGATCATAAGCAGTTGCTCTAAAAGACCAGTCGGTAGTATCATAATAATCTACTTCATTATCCTCATAGAACTCTACTCTCAGAGTCCCAGTATCTCCTCTAACAACGCTCCATTGCATAGTGACTGGATCAGCACCAAAAGCAAGAGAAGAGTGAATAGGCATACTCAGATTATACCATAAAAAAAGACTAATACTCAGGCTGGTGGGTATAAGAGACAAACCAGAGTATTAGTCATATTTAAAGTATATCATATCAGGACAATCTGGACATAACATTTAAAGTTATCAAATTGTTATAATAGACAATGTCCGTTTTGTATTGTTTTGTCATAAAGTGTCATAGTTACCGATAGTGTATACTAAATATATATAAGAAAAAAGAACTATCTTTAAGGTTTGTATATACAAGATATTTTATATATAGTAGAAAATATGCTATAATTATAACATGATTAAAATTTATAAAAACACAATTGATGAAGACGTGAGAATTAAATGTTTAGAACTAATCAATAGTGCACCAGATCCAGTTTGGACTCAAAGCGTATGTACAGATGAGTCAGTAATTCAACTAAGAGATGCTATGCCATGGTATGTTATGAAAGAATTAAACAGGATGCATTTAAGAATGAAGCCAACTGTTGAAAAAGATTTTGACATTCTTGGAACAACAGGTAGTTTTTTGACAGATCCAGATTATTCCGATATTTCAAAATCAAGTATCATAACTGTAGACAAAAGATTGCCTGGTATGAGTTTGTCTCCTCATGCTGACGTACCAACAGGAACATTTACAAAACACATTGGTTCAGAAAATGGAGTTAGTTATATTACACTTTCTTTAATTTATTATTGGGATGATAATTTTACTGGTGGAGAAATTGATTTTCATGAAAATGCTGTTTTTTCTAATGATGATAATTTACAAATGGATTTGGCTATAACTAAAAGTTATAAGCCAGTTCGTGGGGATTTGCTTGTTTTTCGATCTAATATTGTTCATAGCATAAGAACTGTTGAATCTGGTGAAAGAATATCTTCACAATATTTCTATAGCATAAAACCTACAGAATAAAGCATATCTTATGTCTAGTATATAGTAAATTATTTATTAAGTTTATCAATATGCTCAAGCAAAATTTTATACATCTCGTCAAGTTTCTTTTCTTGGCGATCTCTGGATTTGATAGAGTCAATTCTCTGTTCGTCAACAGCACTTTCTAATCTATTAATTTGATCTTTTACCGATGATCCGCCATTGGTTTTAAGTTCGTAAAGATAATGTTTAACCATCCATTTGATTCCAAAAGCAATTGATGATACAATTGTAAGTATTGCTACTATTAAGGAAGCCCAATCTTGAATTGTCATAACTATATTATTATACATGGAGTATTTAAATAAAATGAAAACAGACATACTTAACACAATAGAGTATTCTAAGAATCTTATTATATCCCCTGACATGGATGGATTCATGACTGCAAAATTACTAGAGCGTTTTAACGGTTCGAAAATAGTAGGCTCTTACGACAAAAATATTTTATGTCTCGCCGATGATATAGATCCGTCGGAATGTTTGTTCGTCGATTGCGATATGAATCGACAAGAGTTTGTATCTCTCGGCAATCATATGCGACTCTTAGAAGATAATATGTCCGTCGAGTCGTTTAATCCGAATGTGCACTTTGGCGTTTCGACATATAGCGACAAGTTTCCTTTCGCAACCGCCTTTTTGATAAGTTTCGCAACAGAGGTTGAAACATCTCCCGCAGACCTTATACGCATGGCATTTGCTGATTCAACATTACGCAATATGGAGAAATACAGCAACAACATGCGAAATTGGTCTGATAGGATGGATCATCCTGCAGTTAAGTACATAATGGACAATTCGGACATTGCAAAAAGAGATGATGCACAAGCAAGGTTTGATTATGTTGATCAATCATTTACTTCTAAACGATACGGCAAGCAACGATACCTGGATACCCTTAATAACGCCCTACAAGGCCAGGGGATGAAGTTTAAGCCACTTACTAGGGGTAAGAAGTACATGTGTGACAAAGTTGGCATCAATACAGTTATAAGGTATAATAGAGATATAGTGTCTTATGCTGAAATATTCACAGGAGAGTATTCAGTAACCTATGATCAAGAAATAGAATGGAAATAAAATGTCCTATAGAGAAATGGTGAGAAATGTATAGACAAGAAGCAGTAAAAATTATGTGTGACACAGTAGATCAATACAATAGAGAGCAAGCACGTCATAATAATATGGATCTTGCTGCAATTGAAGACTACATTGCTACTAGTCGTGAGCAAATGGAGTTTGTTAATGGAATGCTTTACGATACTCTTAAATCAAATGGGGTTATACACTAACTATGAAAGAGTTGGAAGAGTTCAAACCTATTGTTATTAAAAATATTTTTACTCCTGATGAAATGGAGCAGATATACAACACTAGGTTTAACTTAGCCATTAATGAAAAAACTCCAGACGGAAAATCTTATACTTTTCCAGATCAATCTTGTGGATATATTACAGCCGTGTATCCTTTGCCTCAAAAAATTAGAAATAAGATTGTCGCTGCTATTCAAGAACATTCTCCATTTGAGGTTCGAGAAGATGGCAATCATATTCCACGATACACACTAGAGTCTGGATCAAACCCTCAGTTGAGACCTCACTATGATGTAGGGTTAGACTATGCATCTATGACTTTGAGTGTGCAACTGAAAAATACTATCCCGTGGGAATTATGCGTAGGCGATGATTGTTTTATGCTTGAAGAAAATGATGCAGTCTTATTTTCTGGATCCCATCAAATACACTGGAGACCAGATATTGAATTTAGCGCAGATGACTACTACGACATAATCGTATGTCAGGCTTCAGCAAAAGAAAATCCACTTCCTCTTGATGATGCTCATAGAGCAAAAATGCAAAAGAAAGCGGATGTCTTTGTTAATAAATATTTTAATTAAAGATTAATATGATCTGCAGACTTAATCATTGAAGCGCTTTCTGCTGGTGTTTCAGATGCTAAAAATGGAAAATTATTAGCAGCAAGAGCCAGAATCAAAGGCGGATCTAGATCAAATGGAATTTTTCTGTGATTAACTTTTCCATCGTTTGAATCAATATGAACAACATCTGTTCTTATTAACTGAGTGTTGTCATCTTTGTTAGCGAATGTTTTTACTATAATAATATAGTCGCAAAAATCTTTAAAAATAAAGTCTTTGACTTGTGCTTCACCATTTTGTGTTACATACCAATCGGTTTCTACGAAACTCATTTTTTCTAATTTCATGAGCATCTCCTTTTCTGTCTATAATAGTATACCATAGTATCTATATGCTATAATATGAATATGACAAACCATACACCCCAAGCCCCACATTTAGAGCCAGTGTTTTTTACAGATGAAGAAATGGCTGATATATATCTAGCAGTTAACAACACTATGGACAAGGGTGTAAAAGATGCTCAAGACAAGTGGCATTATTTTAAGAAAAACACAAACAATGGTTTTAACGTAATCTTTTTTAGCGAAAGACGACAAGGAGAACTTCCTGGATTGTCCCAAAAGGTTGAAGATAAACTTCGTTTAAAGTTAGAAGAAAAGGCTAAAGGACCTGTAGGCCATGTTGGAGTCCTTTGGGCTAGATATACTTTGGAGTCTGGAGATATTCCAACACTTATGCCTCATCAAGATAGATCTGAAACACATGTTGCTTATATGTGTACCGTCGAATTAGACTCAAACATTGATTGGAATTTTTATGTTGGAGACGAAGAGTTTGAAATGAAAAAAAATCAAGCCGTGTGGTTTTCAGGAACAAACCAACCACATTGGCGTCCAGATTATGATTTTAAAGAAGGAGATTACTATGATATTCTTCTTTTCCAGACACATGCTGAAGATGACGAGAATCCTTTGTCAGAAGATCACTATGATGATGGCGATGAAATTGGCAATGAGTATTCAA